TAGCAATAGGGGGGAGGTTCTATCTTTGAGTGACAAAGTTATTCGGGATTCGTTTAGTAGTCGGTATGTAGACCATACCCGGGACATTACGAGAGGACCTTCCGGGGCTGACCAGGGTGAAAGATGACCATAGTAATTGATCCCCTTGGGATGTCTATATACGTCCCTTAGAGCATTTGGCGTAAAAGTACACCTCTGACTTTCTTTTTCCATTATAAAAAGGAGAAAAACATGCTATTTGGAGGAGACTTCCATTTTAATCACTCTAAAGTGATAGGTTATTGCAAAAGACCATTTAAAGATAAAGAGGAAATGAATGAGACTCTTATTACATCATGGAATATGAAAGCAGACCCTAACTCTATTATATACATTAATGGGGATTTAGTATTCTGTAAGCATAATGATGGGTTTGTCCATTACCTTCTTTCAACTTTAAAGGGAAAAATAAAACTTATCCCCGGTGACCATGACCGAGACCTTATCAAATTTCTACGAAGAAACCCCAAGTTTAGAAGCAAAATAGATATAATGGATTCGGTTTGCCGGGTTAAATGGGAAAAACAAAATATAGTTTTATGTCATTGGTGTATGAGAGTGTGGCCAAAGAGTCATTATAACTCTTGGCATTTATATGCTCATAGTCATGGAAGTCTCCCCTCAATCGGAAAAAGTCATGATATTGGTATTGATAATAATAATTATCAGCTACTTTGGTTTGAAGAAATAGTTGAATTAATGAAAAATAAGCCCGATAATCCAAATCTTATTAAGAAAGAAAGAAGGTAAGTTGAATCCCATAGTTAGATTGGTTTTATCATTAAAATTAAAAAAACATAATATGGACTGGAAAAATCCCAAGACGTGGTTTGGTATGATAGAAAAGTATAGATGTATTAATCCAGGTTGTGAGTTTACTACTATATTAGATAAGAAAATTTTTGTCTATGACTACATAAATTACCATACTTGCCCATTTACTAAGAAAAGTAAACATCTACAGGAAGTATTTCAAGGAATAAAAAGAGAATATAGTCTTTTCCTATATGGTGAGGAGGAAGATTGAATCCTATAACTAATTATATGTTAAGAAAAAAACTAAAAGAGCATAATTTGAAATGGGGGAATATTACTTTTCATGGAGATATTTTTCCAGTATGTAAATGTAAAAATCCTGGATGCGATTTCTTATTAGTATGCATAGAAAAAGAAGTATATCAACATATGCCAGAAACTATGAAAAAGTCATGTCCAATAACAGAGAGAGGCAAACATTTACTGAGATTTTTTAATAATTTACAAATTCAATATCAAAGTCTACATTTGAGTTTAAAAAAGAAATAATATATAATATTTATAAATAAGGAAGGAGGAGAAATGCCAAAACTTTTCAATATTGACTTGTTTTGTGAAAACCTACCTGAAATAACAACTCATGAGATATTCCAAAAAAATAAATTCCATAAGGAGGGGTTATTTTCTGAGCAGATTTTTGGCCCGATAAAAAAGTTTACTTGCTCATGTGGAATAACATATGGAATGTCTCAAAAGGGATTTGAGTGTCCACATTGTAAAGTTCAAGCATTAGATACAAGAGTTAGAAGAGAAAGGTTTGCTAAAATTAAATTAAGTCTTCCTGTTATTAATCCCATTTTTTATGATTTATTATGTTATGTAGGAGGAAAGCATACTAAATCACTTTTAGACTTTGTAATGAGAAATGAGAATGCTATAATTTATAAAAGACAGAATACAGAAAGTTATAAAATCGCTGAAAATAGAAGTGAAGTTCCAACTGGTTCTAAAATATATATTAGAACGGAAGGACTAAAAGAAGTAATTCGAGAAATGGCTATTAAGAATCAAAGTGTTTCTAAATGGAAAAAAGTCTTAGATAATATTGATTGTATGACTTGTAGTAATGTAATAGTTCTTCCTGCGGATTTAAGACCAATTGGAAAATCAGCGACAAGAAATGTCCATAATACTGATGAAATAAATAGAATTTATACCTCTATTATTAATAAGAATGAACTTATTAAAAAAATAATACTTAATATCATGAGGGATAATAAAATATATTTTCATCACTATAGGCAATTGCAGAAAGAAGTTAATAATTTATATGATCATATTCAAGCTAAATTGGCAAAGAAAAAAGGATTAATAAGGGGAAATATATTAGGAAAAAGAATAGACTTTTCAGGTAGAGCAGTTATTGTTCCCGACCCTACTCTTAATTTAGATGAGTGTAAACTGCCTTATGTTATGGTATTAGAACTGTACAAATTAGTAATAGCAAGAAAATTAATTGAAGCGAGTAGGTTTAAACTAATCAATGAAGCAATTACTTTTATTGATCGATGTATTGAAGTTAATCATAAATGCTTATATAGTTTATGTGAAGAAGTGATAGAAGGAGAATATTGCTTACTAAATAGACAACCTACACTTCATAGACTTGGAATTCAAGGGTTTAAGATAAAGTTAACTGACGGTCATGTTATAAAAATTCATCCATTAATTTGTGATCCTTATAACGCAGATTTTGATGGTGACCAAATGGCTGTTTACATACCCTTAACTAAGGAAACCAAGCAAGAAATAATTGATAAGTTTTTAGTAACAAAAAATCTCTCTAATCCCACAGATACCAGTCTTTCTACCAAACCAAATCAGGATATAGTATTAGGAATATATTTATTAACTGGGGGGAAAATAAATGGATATGACGAATTAGTAAAACATAATGATGGAGAATACTCAAAAGGTTTAGTTTTATTTAATTCTGTTTTACCAAAAGATTTCAGATTTATTGATTACCAAGTTGGATCCAAAGAACTTATTCAGATATTAACTGAAATAAAAAATAATTATTCTGAAGAAGAAATAAGGAGGGTATTAGATGAAGTTAAAAAATTAGGTTTTAAATTCTCTACTTCATTTGGAGTTACAATGTCTTTGGACAAAATGATGATTCCAAATAAAAATGAGATAATAAATGAGATTTTCTCAGATTCTAAGAAACCAGTAGAAATGCTTCAAAGTTTTGCTGATGATAAAATTAAGAAAATCTTGAAAAAAGCATTTACTTACTCTTATATAGTAGACTCTGGAGCAAGAGGAAGTTGGGATCAAGTAAAACAAGTAGTTATGGCTCGGGGATTTGTTTCTGATTTTAGGGGAAATATTCACTTGGAACCAATTAAACATTCTCTTCTTGATGGACTCACACCAAGAGAATTCTTTTTATCATCTTATGGTTGTAGAAAAGGGCTTTTGGATGTTGCTGTAAATACGGGAGAATCGGGTTATTTAAGTAGAAAACTTATATTTACTTGTGTCAATCTAACTTTAGGAAAAGAAGAAGATTGCGGAAGTACAGATTATTTAGAAGTAGATGTTGATAATGAAAGAATTGCTCAATGTTTATTGTTTCGATACTATTTGGGAGAAGATAAAGAACTTCATGAAATTACTCCAGAGAATTACGAATCTCTCATTGGTTCGAAAATTAAAATAAGAAGTCCAATATATTGCTTGGGAGAAACTTTATGTAGAAAATGTTATGGTAATCTTTATAAATATGTAAATTCTAAATACGTTGGAATCATAGCTGCTCAATCCTTAGGAGAATGTAATACCCAGTTAGTACTTAGGACATTCCATACAAGCGGTGTTGCTAAAGTGGGAAAAGAGCAGAAAAAAATGATTCAATGTGATATCATCGGGGATTTAAGCCAAATTTCAAGTCTCCTCCACAAATTTCCAGAGGGAACTAATTGTGAAAACCTAACTAGAAACTTATTTGATTTATACAATATGAATCGAAAAATCCACTTAGTACATTTTGAATGTGTGGTTTCTCAATTAATGTGGTATGGTGATGAGAAATGGAGATTGGTCGAAAATAGAAGTAGAAAAGCTCCTCAGTTTAAAAGTGTTCTTAATGTTCCTTCTCAGGAAAGTTGGATTTTAGGTTTTGCTTTTAACCGACCTAAGTTTCATATGGTTAGAGGTTTATTTAATGAAGGAAAATATACTGGTGTTCTTGACAGAATAATGGGAGGGGAGAGAATAGGCGATGATGACAAGAGTGATAAATCCTTATTACAAACCTGATTTAGAATGTAATAGTTTTCTTATTAGGAAAAAGGATTATGAAAGACTAGAAACTGATGCGAGAAAGATTTTAGAGGTAGCGGAAGAGGCAGGATTTGAGATTAAAGAATTTGGCATAAAAGAAAGTAAAAGTGTTGCATCGGAATTGGCTTATACTTTAAAACATTTATTCATAATTCGATTGGAGAAGAATGGAAAACTAATAGACTTAAGTATGGCTATCCCTCAGTTAATTAACGATAATTATATCTTTATCAATGGAAAAAGAAAAGTTCCTTTATTTCAATTATTTGATATTCCTTTAATTTACCGAAAGATGATAAAGATAAGAACTTCTATTTCTTCTATTTCTATAAGAGAAAATGATAATTCTCCATATATGCATATGTTCTTTATGGGGAAATCATTTAATTTAGCTGACATAGTTTTTGCTTACTATACTAAACAAGAAATAGAAGAGATATTTAAAGAAGAATTGGAATTTAGTTTTCCAGCAGGAAGACCTTATAAATGGTCACTTGATTTAACCGCAAATATGAATAGAGGTCTGACTCAAGAGGAGTATGTAAGAATTGTAGGAAAACCTTTCTCTGAGAGTTTTCAAAAGAGTAAGGGAGAAACAGCAATATATGCTTTGAAAATCTTACTTAAATGTGATATTATGTCAGCCAGACTTTTAGGTAGTACTGACGTAGTATTGGAAATCGGAAAGGCTATAAGGTCTAAAAGGTTAGATGATACTGACTTGATAAATAAAAGAATAAGATGTTTTGAATACATAGTTACATCCAGAATAGCAAAGGTAATTTATGATTTATGTGTTACGAACTTACGAATGACCAAACCCAAATTTAATGTTAACTCTGCTCAAATTGTTAATAATTGTAATGTTTCTGACATAGTTCAATTTGATTTCGCCATTAATCCAATAGAAGAGTTAACTAAACTTTCCAGATGTACACTTGTAGGCCCCGGAGGATTTAATAAGGAAAATGTCCCAGCATATCTGAGAGATATCTCAGAAAGTATGTTTGGAAGAATTTGCCCAGTAGACACACCCGATAGAGAAAATTGTGGAGTTCAACAATCACTTTTAGTAAATTCAAAGCTAGATGAGAATTTTAAATTTACTAAAGAAAGAATTATAGAATCTCCAACTTCAGTAGCAATCTCAATGATTCCATTTTTAGAGCATGACGATCAAACCAGATTACAAATGGCGGCTAGTCAAATGAGGCAAGCCATTATGCTCCAAAAATTTGATGAACCATATGTTCAATCAGGATGCGAACATCTTTATAGTAGATATACTTCTTTTTGTTGTGTTGCTGAGCATGATGGAGATGTATTATTTTGTAATGGTAAAATTTTAATAGTTCAATACTCTACTAATAAAGAGGTTAAAGTATTTTGGATTGGTCCCAGAAATACTTATACTGACAACATTGATATTATGAGAGTTTATGTAAAAATAGGAGATTCATTTAAAAAGGGAGATATTCTAGCAGAAAGTCAGTATATGAAAAATGGTGCCACAAGATTTGGAAAGAATCTTTTAACTGCTTTTATTACTTATTATGGTTTTAATTATGAAGACGGAATAGTAATATCAGAAAGATTAGTAAAAGAAGGAGTTTTTACTTCAGTTCATTATAACGATATGTCATTTATGATTCCTCCAGATAAGGTTTTACTTTCATTAAATAAGTATGGGGAACCATTAAAATTCCTACCCGACTTATATGAATCCATAAAAATTGGTCATCCATATGCAAAAATGAAAGATTTATCAAGTATGGAGGGTTATAAGATATTTGAAGATGTTAGTGAATTAATAGTTCATAAAACAACTACAGTTTTTGAAAGAAGTCTTTATGTTAATGGTTATTTTACTGATATCCCAGAATACAGGGAATGGGTAGAAGAAGAAGTAGCTAAGCAAAAAGACGAAGAAGTAAAATTACAGAACTTTTTTATAGACCTTCTAGGAAAAAAAGAAGCATTCAAAATCATAAAGTCGTATAATTTAAATAAGTTTACTACTAGTAAATATAAGATTAAAGGTGAAGAGTTTCCGGGAATCTATGTAGAAATGGCAGGTTATTATTTACGACCAATTAGAGTGGGAGATAAAGTAGGGAATAGACATGGAAATAAAGGAGTAATATCACGAATAATACCTGAAGAGAGAATGCCTTATTTACCTGATGGAAGACGAGTTGATATAATAATGAATCCAATGGGTGTTATCTCTAGAATGAATATTGGTCAGTTATTTGAATTACATCTATCCATGTCTCTACATGATTTGAAAAAGACTATGCTTGATCTTCTTTCTAATGGCGAGACTCAGGAAAACATGAAGAAATATTTACTGGATTATATTAAAATTATTGACCAAACAGATGATAGATGGTATTACAAGCAAATGGTTGAAATTATTGATCCTATTATTGTAGACAAACAATTCATACTGGATTTGACAATAATTCAAGCACCATTTAAATCATGTAACGAAGAAGCATTAAAAGAAGCCTTAAAGTATACTAATACTGAGTATTCTTTTCCCACCTTTGATCCAGTTGGGAATATTCACTTTCAAAATGAAATAGCAGTTGGTTATAATTACTTCTTTAAAATGATCCATATAGCAGAAGAAAAAATATCTGCTAGAGGAATAGGATTATATAATAGAAGAACATTGCAACCACTTTCAGGGAAAAAGTCAAAAGGTGGTCAAAGATTAGGAGAAATGGAAAACCAGGCGATTATAGCAATGGAAGGTGAAAAGAATTTAGATGAATTTGCTACTACTAAAAGCGACTGTATTGATAGGAAAAATAAACATATCAACGAAATTATAACTAGTGAAAAGTTATCTTATCTCACAAAAGAAGAGGATTTTTGTGAGAAAGCAGAATCTGTTAAACTCATGGATGCCTATTTTACCCAGATAGGAGTAAGGAGATCAAACGTTGGAAAACGATGAATTGACTTTAGAAATACCATTAACTGAATGTTATCCATTCCTTATGGCAATCTCGGGAAGTCCCCATGTTTTGAAAACTGAGATAGTTAAGGATATATATGATTTAGTAAGGTCTGCTATGTCTCGAATGGACACAAAAGATATAGAACAATCCCTAGAAGTATATTTTAAGCAAAAACCCAGTGCTATAGTACTTAAATTTCCTAACTTTATCAAAATGTTAGAAACTGCTACAGGTAAGACATTATTTGTTGGACTAGAAAGACCTCCTTTATTTAGCAATAAGGTTTCTAAAAAGAAAGGAGGTGGAAGTAATTGAATCTCCCAGATGTCCAACAAGATATGAGGCCCAATTGTCCAAGACATTTACATAGAGTAGGTGTTCAGAATGTTTCCGTTCCATTAAGTATTCAGTCAGGAGTAAATGGCAAAGATGCATATGAAGTTAAAGCAAAAGTAGATATTTTTACTGATTTAGAAAAAGATGTAAAAGGTGTAAGTATGTCAAGATTTGTGAGATGTCTGGATCGATGGAGACATACTAATTTAAATAATAATTCAATAAAAGAAATGTTAGAAGCAGTAATAAAAGATATTGGAATTATATGTAATTGTGCTTATGCTAAATTTAATTTTGATATCTCAATAGTAAAAGAATCCCCAGAAACCTGGCAAAAATTTCCTGAGTTTTATAATTGTACTTTTGAGGGAAGACTCGGTTCTTTCGGATATCACTTTTTTCAAATAGTAAAAGTTCCTTATGCTTCTTATTGTCCATGTTCAGCAGAATTAAGTGAATATGCTTTAAAGAATGACAATGTAAAAGGATTTCCTCATGCTCAAAGAAGTTTAGCAACCGTAACTGTTCAAACTATTCCTCCAAGAAATGTATGGTTAGAGAATGTAATATGGGATGTAGAGAAAGCTGTTGTAAATATTCCATATCCTATTATTAAACGAAAGGATGAGCAATTCTTAGCAATCCGGGCGGCTAAATATCCAATGTTTGTAGAAGATGCAGCTAGAGAAATAGCTGACAAATTGGATAGAAATGATAGGATTTGTGATTGGCTTCTTAAATGTGAACACTTTGAGTCTATCCATACACATGAAGCGGTTTGTATTCTTTCAAAAGGAGTTCCTGGCGGACTTAGTCCTGATTATTTCTTGGTATAGCTAACTATATATATTAATTTTCGGATAAAGTAATCAGGAGTTGTTCGTGCATTTTAGTCAATTTATTTTTTCTTAATTTTTGGAAGGGGGGATGTTGTATGAGAGTATAAATTTTTTAACTAATAAAATTTTAAAAGAGGAGATATTTTGTGGAAACAAAAACCTTAGAAGTTTACTTTAAAGATTTGAAAGAAGACAAACAAAAAGAAGTTCTAGAGTTATACGATTTGGATAAAGAGGAAGATGGAAATTTTGAGCTTTCTCCATTGTTTATATTGGAATACTCTGGAAATCCTGACGAAGAAGAATAAAAGAGAGAGAGGAAAAACCAATGAAAAAGGTAGCTAAAAGTTTAACAAACATATTGAAAGATGAAGATTTTCTTTTACTCCAGGATCGAAAAATAGACCCAATCCCAGTAGTAGAAAGATTATTGGAGGATTGGAAATTTGATTTATTTTCCCGAAAACCTGGACCTGCTTATACTCACGATGGGATATTACAGTTTACTGATTTGGATTTAGCATGTTTTTTATCTGAGTTAGCTGAGAGAAATGCTGTAATAAATATCCCGCAATATGAAACTTTTACTCCTAAATGCCATAAAGAAGGTCAAATGGTTGTTTCCTCCGAAAATAGGCATGGAAAAGTTCTTGCTGTTTTGTCCAATAAAGTGACTTTTGGATTTTCCATAAGAATTATGGATGCGAATGTTATCTCCTCTGAAGACGTTGGCGATTTTCGTGTTTACTCAATTCTTGATGCTAACGGTGATTTTTATAAAGGTTGGAGTACCATTCAAATTATTCCTTCTGCAGCGGAAAATGAATTTATTATAAAATCAAATATATTATCAAATAATAGTATTATATTTAAATTCTTTGTTGCTCCTGGTCGATGGACGTCGTTTTATGGCATGCCTTATTTCCTATTGAAACGAGCTGAAGTTAGACTTGAAGAGCAAAAAGAGTTTTATAAGAATGAGATTTCACGATTAATTAAAAAGGGTATACGTTTACCGCCTGGGGAAAAAAGAGAACTACCTAAAAGAACTAAGGAATCAGGTACTCAGGTAAAACTTGACGTTTTTGAATCTATTATTGACTTCCCTGAAAGTGAGTCTACTTTTGTTCCATGTAGATTACACTCTGATGAATTACGAAGGTTATTTAAAGATAAGAGGAAAATAGAAAGGAAGTTATTACCAAAAGTTCGTTTTCATACTAGAGCAACTGAGTTGGCTTTTTCTAAATATGGATTTTCAAATGGAGTTGAGTTATTTCCCTCTTGGATTAAAAACTCTTCTTGGGAAAGAGATTTTAGATTCCCCAAAGGAAGAAAAAAATGGAATAGGTTAGTTCTTTTTCAACCCACAGTTGGAAAGTTTGGAGTGTCCCTCCTTTATAGATTTTACCAAAAATCTATAACCGTTTCTGAAAAGTTTGCTCAGAAACAAAGAGGGAGGAAATCAATTGCTTCAAAACCTAAAAGCATTAGGAAGTAAAGGTCTAATCAGCATAGCAACGTTAATAATTATTGTCTTAGTAGGTGTGGGAGGATTTATTGGAGGAAGATATTGTTATTATAAAGCTGAAAAGTTACTCGAAGAAAGACTTGTAGAGACGGAAAAAGGTCTAGAAAGAATTAGTTTTCTTTTTGAAGAAAAAGTAAAACTTCTTTCTATAATACCTGAGGAGTATAATGAAGGTCTAAGATTAAATACCATCTATTTTAATATAGATGAAAATCCTATTTGTACTAATTCTTTTATTATCCAAGAAGATTCAATAATTGACTTGACATACCAAACATTGACATGGACTTCAGAAAAGATAATAAAGGATAATAGAGTTCCTTTTTTGAGATGGTTAGAATTTGGAAAGACAAAGTTGCCTTCTGATGGTTATTACAATCTTATATATGAACCTATTTCAAAAAAAGAAAAGAAATTAGTACAAACTATGGAACAGTGTTTTTCTTTAGCACCATATTCAAACGTTCTATCTAAATTACATAAAAAATTTGGAGTTTCTCTCTCAGTTACTCCTGAAAGTTATCATTGTAAATTCAAGAATGGATTTCGTTATACTTATTACTTACATAGAAATGGTAAATTAGATGAAGAGATAGAATCTTTTAAACTTTAACATTTAACAAAAGGGGGAAATTTTTTATGATTTCCCCCTTTAAAAAAAGGAGATATTATCATGTCTGATAGACAATCTTATATTACATCGTTAGAGAATGTTCGTGAAAATTATGCAAGAATTAGTAAGAATTTTGTGGATGAGCAAATAGAAGTAAAATCCATCCAATTTATGTCTTTAGAGGCAGTTAGAATGGGCGATAAAGTATTTCAAATGACTCAGATTGCTCAATCCTCAGCATGCTATAGAACAGGAACTCCATTACAATATCTCCGAAAATGCCCACCTGAGTTACAAGCAAGGAATCTAAATTATTGGATTGAAAAAGAAAAGAATGAGAAGTTATTAGTTAGGTTTAATGGTGATAAAGTCCGAGCGATCTTTACTCCCACCTATAAACCAACTAATGACGATATGCTTTTAGACGCTGTTGAGAAAAAATTAGGTATTCCTCCAAGTACTCAGGTTAAGTGTTTCCAAAATGAAAATTTCCTCCAAATTAATATCCCAAATGATCAGCAGACTTTTTCAATCTCTGGTGATCGAATGATGGGGGGAATGTCATTTTTTAACTCAGAAGTAGGATTGACTAAAATCGGAATGTCAGTTTTAGTATACAGACTCTCATGTACTAATGGAATGATATCAAAACAAAGACTAACTAAATCATTTAAACATATAACTGAGCCAGAAGTTATATTAGCTCAATTTCCTGAGATAGCAAAAGAATTGTCTGGACGTTGGTTATCGGAAAAAGAACTTTTAGAGAAAGCAACTAATGTTAAAATTCATGACCCCCAAGTAACTATAGAATCATTTAATAAAAGATTTCAGTTGAGTAAACTCGAGAGAGACGCAGTAAAATGGGGTTGGATAATCGAGCAAGGCGATTCAATGTTTCATATCGTAAATGCTTATACCCGAGCAGCACAATTTAAAAAGATCCCTGCCGAAGTTGGTCATAAATTAGAAGAAGTCGGTGGACAAATACTCAATTTACTTGACCAAACAGGTGAGGTAAAATGAAAATAAAACTTGATTTTATAACAAATAGTTCTAGCGAAGCATTCTGTGTTTACGGGGTGGATATAGAATTAACAGATTTAGTTGAAAATTCAAAATTAATTAAATACTTATATTTAGTTTTAATTGCTTATTGGAGGGAAGTTTCTGATTACTGTAATGATCGACTTTTGGAATTTGATTTTCCTGTTACTAAAGAAAGATTCGTTGAAGAATATGAAAGTTATCTTTTTCAAACTATTCGTTATTATGCCGTTATTAATCATTTTTTATGGGAAATGTATGGAGAAGAACCTGCAGCAGTTTATATTGCTATAGGAAGATCTCCTTGGTCTATGTGTAAAACACAAACTCTCGGAGAATTTCAATGTGATGTTAGAGATGATTTGAAAGATATAGGTTTTGGGGATTATCATCCAAGAGCAGTTGAAGAAGTTGTTCGATATTAAATAAAGGAGGATTACCATCGACGAAATGAAAGCTGTTATTATTCTTGGAACTAAAATAGATATTCAAAAGTTTTTAGAAATAGAAAATATGGACGATTTTGTTTATATTTCTTATATAGTAAATCCTCTCATTCCTCTAAGAGATTTTCGTTTTTCTTATACTTCTAGGAGAACAGGAGTCGACTTTCCTTCTAAAGAAACTTTCACATGTCCTACAAATAGGAGAAATATGGTGATTGGAATAAAGTCGCTTCTAAAACTTAAATATGATCTTTTTTCAGAGTATAGTAATATGATGGTTTATATAGGAGTGAGTCCATTCGATATTGGGGATAATGAAACAGGAAAGGAATTTCGGTTAAGAGTTTATGATTCAATAAAAGAAGTGTTAAATTCTGATTTCGAGTTTAAAGAGATCGGTGAATTGGTGAGTTATTATGAAAACTAAACTTGATTTTGTAACTAATAGTTCTTCCACTAACTTTTGTGTATATGGTATTGAAGTAAAATTTAGTAACTTCTTACTAATGAATAATATCCATATCTTAGTATATGTGTATTATTTATGCTCTCCATATCGGGAAGTAGGAAAATTTCCTCAGACCGATGGATCATGGAAAGGTTCTGATTTTGTTTCTATGAATGATCTTTTAGATAATACTAAAGGTCATAATTCAGTACTTATAAATTCAACAGAATCGATGATTCGTGCTATTTTTGGGATGGAAAGTATCGTAAATACTTATGGAGAGATCTTTATTGGGATGAATCCTTTTAAAATAGGGAATGATGAAACGGGAGTAGAATTTAGAGATAAAGTCCAGAAAAAGTTAAAAAGTCTCTTAGGAATAACTGTAAAACCATATGCTATAGACGAAAGAGTGGAGTATTAAAATGTTTGTAAAAGTTTCTTTTATAACAAATAGTTCAACTGAAGTTTTTTGCGCTTATGGTATGGTTATCGCAGATGAGAAAATATTTGAGAATTCTGAGATAATGAAATTCATATATTTATATTCTATTGCTTTTAGAGTACGCATTGAAGGAGAGGGGTATCTTATTAAATTCAAAGGGTTTTCTGAATTTTGTAAAGATTATGAACTTTCTGAAATGGCTTTACATAATTATTGTAACACTTTAGGTTTTGATTGTATAGTTTCGGGGGGAATGAGTTCGGTATTTATTGGAAGATCTCCTTGGAATATGAGAGAAGACGAAACCTTTGGTGAATTTAAAAAGAAAACCGCTGAGTTATTTTTACATACCCCGTTTGAAGGAACACTGGAATGTCATTCAACTGAAGTCAATACTGGATAGCTTACAATAAAGTGACTTATTTTATGGTTTTGAAAAGTTAAGAAAGGAGTATTTTATGTCAGTGGAAACAATGGAAAGGATGTCAAAAGAGGAGTTAAAGAAGTTGAATGATAATTTAACTGAGATTTCTGAACTCGAAGATATAGAAACGTTGGAAGGTTTTGATGAAGAAATTCATCCTCTTTTCGCCGAAACAAAAGACTTGCTTTTAAAGGCCCACGAGTCAGGTTATGTAAACTTCAACGAAGATGAGTCCAAGGAGGAAGGCGGAGATAAAATGACTTTTTGGGAGTGGACGAGTGATGCCGTAGACTTGGTGGGAACCGATTTTGAACTTGTAGATCCCGCTTCCTAATTGGAAAAGTTTTAACATACTATATATATTAATTAACGGTTATTAAGAAAAGGTTTGTCACTTTATTGTAAGGAATTTTTTATTTATCTATTTTTTCTACGAAAATAATCCAGGTTGGGTTCCTGGATTATTCGGAGAGAAATATGCCAGGGGGTTTCTCTTCCCTTACTGACTAATATTCATTATTGGTCACTTTATCATGTCAGGAAGTATCATTTCTTATCACCTTCCATGATATGGGTTTAGTTATATTGTTTTGGGTTTTCTTACTCTGGCTAGGTTAAAGTGGGAGAATATTACGTTGATAGGTATTCTCCCATCTTTACCTATTATAAAGTCTCAAATCTTGAGGAGAGGTTTATGCGATTATTCCTCTCTTTGAGTACAACTCCATAAATTTTTAAACAGGGTAAAGTGGGGGAGTTTAAAAATCCTAATGGATTTACTCCCCCATCTCTACCTATATCCATAACCATAACCTTAAATAGAAGGAGGTTAAAAAAAGAATGAGGTATAAATATGTTCTGAATGTGAAAACTAAAGATGATCTATCATGGCAAGATTTTACTACTTTATTCCTTGATATTTGTAAAACTTTTAATAGAGAAATAAGTCACCATAGGACAGTTACCATCTCAAAAGAACATAAGCCAAATACCTTCCAAGTGAGAGAAGAAATTGAAATGGAGGAATTGGACATTGATAGAACTCCTCCTTATATGAGCCTTTTAATATCAATGAAGACTTTGGGGAGACTTGGAGAGGTAAAATCTATTAAAGACATCAGTTTAGCAATTCAAGAAGAGGGGGAAAAATAAAGTGGCAACCATCTTGACATATAGAGTTTTTATAAAATGCTCTGATAACATAAAAGATGAAAAAGGTTTTATAAATCTAATATCAGAGTTATGTATGGAAAAAGGCATACAAACTCCACCAACTCTTAAAGCCAAAAAAGTCATAATTGATTTATATAGTAGGGGGATTCAAGACTATTTTGAAATCAATGAAGATGTTAGAGTTGAAGATGATGAGGAATCAGATATGGTTTTTAAACATATGCCTATGTATATTAAATTTATCCATGCTAAAAAAGTAATGGACGAATTAGATGATGTTCCTGAAGTAAAAGACATCAAAATACTATGTGCTTTGGCTTACGTAGTAGACACCAACAGATTTTTTTCAGTACAAACATAGAAAGGAAATGAAAAATAAAATGATAAAAACTATAGCAAATAAAAACTATATCATTCTATTCGATACTGAAACTGGGATGGAAATAACTTCAGGAATAAATGGTCATGAAGACCCATTTAGTCTCTATTTTCCATGTATGCTAGATATTGGAATAATGGGTCATTGTGAAAATAAATGCTCTATATGTTATCAAGGAGATAAAGACCAACCAAATATGACTTTGGATGGTTTTAAAAGAATTATAAATGAGACTAAAAAACTCGTAAACCAATGTGCTCTTGGAGGGAGGGGAGATCCAGAACTCCATGAACATTATAAAGAAATAGTTTCTTATTGTAGGGAAAACGAAGTAGTTCCTAATTTCACTACAAGCGGGAGAAAATTAACTAAGGAAAAAGTTGAGATTGCGAAGGAATTTTGTGGAGCGGTAGCGGTTTCTGATTATAGTAAAGATTTCACTTTTGAAGCAATTAAGTTACTTCAGTCATATGAAATGAAAACTAATATACATATAGTAGTAACTTCAGAATCAGTTGACAAGTGTATACAAATTGCTAAAGGTGAAGACGTCTGGAATAAAAAAGTTAACCGAGATAAACTTAACGCAGTTATTTTTCTTCTTTTCAAACCCCAAGGAAGAGGAAAAAATCTTATTCACCTAGTTCCAAGTGATGATAAGATAAAACTTTTCCTTGCTGGTTTGAGAGAATCTAAGAGTCCTTTTAAGTTGGGAATGGACTCATGTTTAGTAAATAAAATTATGTCTTTAAAGTTAAATTTTACTAAGAAAGAGCAAGTTTTTTTAGACACTTGTGAAGCAGGAAGGAAGTCTGCTTATATAAGTCCAGACTTGAAATTTATGCCTTGTTCATTTGCTGATCACGATGAGTGGGGAGTTGATATAAGTAAAAGAAGTATGGTTGAAGTTTGGAAAAATGCTCCCCCGTTTTTAAAAGCAAGGAATTTATTGAGTAAAAATCCATCTAATTGTCCATTCGATTTTACCTAATTCTAATGGTTTTACTAAGAAGTAAAGAAGGAGGTATGCTTATTAATGATAACTTGATATTTTGCTAAGTAATCTTTTTTCTAAGGGGTACGAGAAATGGGAGATTTAAAAGATGTAACTATAACCACAGGAGAAGGCGAGGTTCTTTCTGTTAATGAGTATCAAAAAAAGAAGTTTGCCTCAGATTTACCTGGAGTTATACATTCTGAGGTTAAAAGAAGGAAATCTCCAATCATTAGTAAACTAGGTTTGCATGTTCCGGAAAAAGAAAGTACTAGTTTTCCTGGACAAGTTACTGGTTTTGAGAGATCTATAGCAAAGATTTGTGTTTTCTTTTCAAGTCGAAACCTTTCACCTTTTGATTTAAGGTCGATTACTCTTTTGATTAATGTAGGGGATTGGGAGCAATTCTCACTCCAGGAAATAAGGAGTAAAGTTTCATTAGCGCTTCTGAAGTTAGAGAAAGTTGGGCTTTTGGAAGTTTATAGAGACGGTGATGTTAAACTTTATCGTTTGTCTTTGGGAAAGAAATTCGATGAGGTTGATATCGCATTGTGTGGACTCAGTTTAGATACTTTTGAGGCAAATTATCTGAAAAAGAAATTAGGCTCAAGAGATTTAAATGAGGAAGAAAAGGTATCCCTTCTTTCTCTGGAACAAAAGTTGAAAGCGATTGAGGAAAAGCATAACCCTAGAAATAAGTGGTATAGACCTCATATTATGTTTAGGGTCGGAGATGAAAAAGAGGGGAGGGATGAAAGGAGTAAAAGAATGTCTGGTGCACCAAAACCTAAAACAGGTGATTACGCTGGTGTGAGTATTAATCAAGCTTTTGTAATATGGTCAAGAAAGAACCTCAATAAAGCAACTACTCCAAAAGAGATTGCTAAGGACATTGGGTGTTCAGTAAGTCCGATTTTTTTAATCTGTAGGGCTTTAATTGCTCTTTCTGAAGTTAAAGATTCTCCTTGTTTTCATAAATTTATAAAACGAGAGAATCCCGACAAGCCGAAATCTTTCCAGTATATAGTTAAGGGTGTATTTAGTCCCATTGACCTTGAAAAATCCATAGCAATCTATAAGAGAGATTATCAAGGAAAAGGAAAGATTGGACCTCCAGAAAAAGGAAAACCATTACCTGCTCCACTCAAACCGACCGAGGGAGATTTTCCTGATCGGACTAAAGAAGAGATTGAGCAGGTATTTGATATGAGTATTCCTCAGGGAGTGGATATTTTTACCGAGTCATCTTCAATCTTTTTCTATACTCAATTAATGGGTTATATGAAAAAGGTGGATAAAGATTGGATTAGGTCTAATAATGAGAAAAAGACCAAAATTCGTTCATTAGTTAAAGATTTGAAATCGTATCTTGGAGATGACCCGGAGAAAACTCTGAACATACTTAAAATGTTGGCAGAGACTTTAGGAGTCATTCTCTCCTAAATTTCTAACCATTTTTAAGTAAAAGGAGTTTCTATAATGTCTCAGGATTCAAAAGTCTATATTGGTAACCTTAACTATGAAACTAAAGAGGCCGATATCCAGGATTTACTTTCGGAATATACCGTTAAATCCGTTAATCTTTTTAGTGATAAAGGATTTGGTTTTATAGAATTTTCCACTCCAGAAGAAGCTGATAAAGTCATTAAAGATTTAAATGGAGTGAAATTTTTAGGAAGGTCCCTACGTATAGATAAGGCCAGACCTAAGAGATAGTCTGACTCAATCCTAATTTTTAGAGAGAAAAGGGGGAGGGAGATTATTTTCCCTTCCCGCTTTCTCTACTTCACCAGAGAAAAGGAAGACTAAATGTATAGAGTTCCAACTAAAAAGCAGGTAGAGTTGACAGAATCCATGATTTCTGAAAAGTATACCGCCATACAAAAAACTCTAGATTTAATCAGAAAAACTAGGAAATTTTGGGAAGTCAATAAAAGTATTGCTAAAGACCTTCTTGGACCACAAAAAGTTGGTCAATTCAGATTTGACACTAACGATAAGATTTTAGTACGGGAAGTTTCAAGAAATAAAAAAGGTAAACTAAGGACTGAAATTTTTAGAATTCGTTATGGACATCGTTTATCTCCTCTTTGCGAACATGCTATGAAACATTGTGGAGGGAGTTATTTCTGTGAAAAATGTTTAGCGAAATTAGAAGTAGGAGAAAGATGCCCATACCCCAGTACAAATGGGACTGATTATAATATAATAATAACAAGAATAGATAATTATTTGAAATGGTTGAGAAAAGTTGAGCGGATCTTAGAATCTAGATTCTAAACTAAAAAATCGAAAGTCCTTTCGGACTAATACATAAATATATATAAGAAGGGGGTGAGATATGATAAATTAATAAAAAAAGTAATAAAAAGGGAGAGAAAAGTCAAACTTAAAGGAGAAAAAAACTAATGGATAATAATGTTAATATTAATGATTTAGTAGAAAATGAAAAAGTTCAGGAAACTGAAGCAGAAACCATCGAAACAAGCATTCTTGAACCAAAGATTTTTACACCCCCAGGAAATGGAACAGGAAAAGAACCTAATCCATCCTTAACTTCAATCCAACTTACCAACCTTTACGATTGGTGGTGTAGTTATAAAGATTCAGTTGCAAAATCCTCAAAAATCTTTACAGTTGGGTTGAAATTACAGGGTATTGAGCCAAGTGATTATGTGGTCGTCACCACCCCTGCTTTAAGAGGTGGAAAAACCAATGATGGAGAAGATAGAAGAGAAATAAATATCCTGAGCAAACCAACTCTTCTATTCATTCCAAATCTTTCCCCCATTGATGTAAAGATTTTCCCAACCGGAATTGCTATCATTTATGGTCTTGAAGATAGAGTTCTCAAAATCTATCATGCTCTTCCCCAAAAATCAACCATAGTTCGTCTTCCTACAATAATGGCAACGGTTTGTATTCCCGTTGACTCCGCTAGTGTCATTCCTGATAGTGAAGGTCAAGTTTATATTCCTGTGAATACGGCAAAATTTAATAAAGCGGAGTTTGGAGATAATATGAGTATTTCCTTGGATCTTTGCAAAAGTATGGATTCTCCCACATTATTGTCTGGATTAGATGATCCGGCACCATTGGAAGATTTGATCATCAAAAAGTATTCTCAGTTGTCCAGTCAATCCAAAGACCTGAGAAGTTGCAAAGATGTAATTTCCTTTCTATTGAAAAAACAAGAAGGAATCTTTGATATAGCTCATCTATATCAAATCGACGATGCCATCGCTTTTATGTTTCAGTAAACTTTCGTAAATAATAATTCTATAGATGTTCCTCCAATGGGATACTCACTTTTCGTAAGTTTTGATTAGTGGGTATCCCATTACTTTATTTTAATAGGAGTGTTTCATTGAACCAAACAAAAAACTTAGCTGATAGGAGCTATTATAATTATCTATATTACTTTAAATCAGTAGGGAGATTTAAATCTTTTGACCAATGGATAGATAGGTTCAGTAATCAGAGACTTGACTATTTTAACTCTTATCATTTAGACTTAGCATTAACTGAATGTATAGATAAATATCTCCCCTATTGTTTACATTTAGCTATTCGTAAAAACGAAATGCGGTTTTATGCATATAAAGAATGGTTTGATAGAGTAATTATTTGTGTTTTCCAGCTTTTTAGAGCTAGAAAGTCAAAATGATGGAAATAAATAAAAACTGTAAACTTTGCTTAAAGGATGTATACAATTATGATATAGAGAAATGTAATTACAATATGCTTATATCTTTAGGTTATGATGTAAGTAATATCCCATTGGAAAAGGAACAAAGAAACATTGCTATAGGACTTTTACAGAGGGAAAACCCCAATTTGACTAAGATTCTTAGATCAATGGTTATAAATATAATTGACCAGTGTTTAACTCAAAATAATGTTAAAAAAGAGGAGGAGTTAATAACAAGACAATTTGATGGTTTTATAGTTACTAGAAAACTCGGAACTGTGATTGATATAATGAAATGTACTAAATACCGAGATTTGATAATATCTCCAGGAAGAGATTTCTATTTAGCTATTAAAAGTGGTTCAGACGAGGTTTTAGTTAAAGGAATTTCTAGACGATATGAAGGCATAAATAATTTCTATCAAAAATTAGCAGAAATCAACTTCTTAAGTAAAATAGCAATATTTAAGAAGTTAGATTTTATAAAGAAAGAACTCTTTGAATGTGAGAAAATCAGAGTTTTTTGTATTCCTACAAAAGACTCTAAATCTTACGATGTATGTTTAGTAAGACACGGTTTCGTCAATATAAAGGAAGGAACTGTAAGATTACTAAAGATCACCGATATAGATAAGGAATGGTATTTTGATCATTATTTAAAACCATTCACTGATTCTATACTCATAGAATACTCATAACATTCAAGGTGTTCGTAACGAAGGAGGACATATATGTCTACTAAATCAATCGAAGTTTTATCTTTGAGTGATCTTTTTTTGAATGTTGATAAAAACGATAATAGTCATCGTGATATTTTAGTAACAGGGACTTTATATGGAGAAGTTCGAATCCGAATGGATGAAAAAGAATACCGCTTACCTGTTTGCTCAGATGGAGGGAAGTATCTCAAGGTTGATAAAGAGGAGATGACGAAAGTTCGAAAATATCAGGAATCAAAAGACCTTCCTGAAATAGTTTATAAAAGGATTAATGAACTTTTGGAAGGAAAAGATTTCGTCTATACCGAGTTAATTCCAAGTACTATTTGGGTTTCTCAACTTCCAGTCCCTGTTATGTTTGATATTACTGTTGAGTTAAATAATGCTGAAAAACCACAAAATCAGCAACCAGCAGACAGAAAACAGTATAAACATAGCAGATCTTAATTTGGCCCCTTGGTAAAAAGTTAATGACTTTTTATCTTTCTGTGGAGGCTCTTTTAGTATGAAAGTAGTATTCCCTAAGACAACGGGATCATTTTATATCAAAAGAGCCTCCTATTTTTATAATTTTCTTCTATGTCGAGTAACCCAGAAAAATAGAAATTCAAAGGATGTAAGATTTCCTTATTATAACAACTTAACCCGTATGTTAATAGTTTTTCACTATGAGTAAGAAACCCACTGCAAAATAGATTTTTTCTTGTTTGTGCATTAACCCATCGTTATACAGATTTTCCCTATACGGAAAGTAACCCTCTGGAAAAAAAGATTTTTTCTTGTTTGTGCATTAATCCATAGTTATAGAGATTTCCTTATACGAACAGTAACCCTACGAAATATAGATTTTCTTTGAAAATAAATAATCCATTATTTCCATAGATATGTGTATTAGCCCTTACAAGAGAAGATTTCTGAGTGAGTGAATAAACTCATTTATAACAAATTTTTCAATTGAAAGTAGTAACCCATAACAAAATAAAGTTTCATGATTCCGTAGTAAACCATGAACGAGAAGATTTCCAATCATTGACAGAAACCCTAAAGATAACAGATAACTTTAAAAAAGGAGTTTAAAGGTGGACAAAAAGGAAGAAGGGAAAGAAGTAAGTATACCTAATTGTTTTAAAGACAAAGTTAAACCGAAAAAGATAACTGCAGAAGAGTTATTCCTTTTTCGATGTCCAGAATGTGGGAATGTCCATTTTCGTCACGCTGGGTATCTTGAATCTGTTATGCCCTATCTTAAAGCAGACAAAACCCAGCATATCACTACTGATTCACTCTGCGTGAATGTATGTACTAAATGTAAGCATTGCTATGTTTGGTATAGTGATCAAATGTATGATGTCACTGATATGATTGACTTAAAAGCGTGGGAAAAGACAGAAAAAGAATTACATAAAGCAACTGGCCCTGGTGGACAGTGTTAATATTTTTCCCAAAACGGGTAGTAACCCATTCAACTGTAGATTTTCCCTATACGCAAAGTAACCCACTTCTATTTAGAGTATCATTTGAGTAAAGAAATCCTATATGGAAAAGTTTATCCATCGCCTCCAATTAACTCACAAGATCTAAGTTAACCAAAACTAATTATTTTATAACTCCATAATAGTTTAGTTTATCTTTCAAATATAAGTAACCCAGAAAAGTGAAGTTTATCAGGAATAAATAGTAACCCACCCATATCTAGTTTATCAATTGGATAAAGTAACCCTTTCCCAGGTGAATGTATCAATTTCGATAAGTAATCCACCGTAAAAAAGTTTATCACTAAAAGGTAGAAATCCTTCTTAAAAGAGTTTTTCAATGATGCTTAGTAACCCTTGTAGAAATAGATAATATTATACTAACCCATAAATATGAGGTATAAAAAATGGTCGAGAGAGTTAAAGCTATGCGTTTTGACGATTTACTGAAAGACATTACCGAAAAACTGGAAGAAGAAGAAAGATTATTTCAACAAATGACCAAAGAGGAGAAAAAGAAATATCTTGCTGAGCAAGAGCAAAAACAAAGGGAATTAGAAGAAATGCTAAAAAATCCTGCTCTTAAAGGATTAGCTCGCTTTACTGTCTCAAAAAGTATACTTTCGGAGGATTCTGATGAACAATAAAACAGTGATATCTGTAGATATTTATGCTAAAATCTATACCGATACATTTCCTCAAGATATGATTGCTCAAGAAACCACAGGAGACCAATTATTTAATTTTCTTATATCCGATTGTGGACATGCCTTTGATGAGGCAGGGAATCTTATTCCTGGAGATTTAGTTATTTGGTATCTTGGATGTAATGAAAAAATGGGAAATATGTCTGCTTTAGGACCAGGATTTTCTTATAATTATGAATGGAGTCACGGTGATTCATCTTTCGACATAGTTCAAAAATTTGTTACCAACCTACATAAGGAAGGAGTTTTTACAGAAGAACAATTTAAAACTCTTTTGGAAAAAATCGAAGAAGGACGAAAAGTCGACTGCATGTATGATATTGGAGAATATCTATCATGTAAAGCCGAAGGTCTTCCTTGGACTAAAAAAAGTGAAGGATTTAGGGACGATATGAAAAAAATGATTGGTGGAGTAAAATCTTTTATACAAGATCAATATCCTGGAAGCGAACCTTTAATCATTCATGAAACCAAGGAAGAGGAAAATCCAAGTTCTTCTTCAAAGAATTAGATTTCCCTTCATGAGCATTAACTCAGGAGTAATAAGATTTTCGTAAAGTGAAAGTAACCCACACTTCGTAAAATTTTCATAAGTTATAATTAACTCTAGTTAAACAAGATTGTCATCAATCCCTAATTAACTCAAAACAGGCAAGTTTACCCGTAAAATGAAGTAACCCCGAAAAAGAAAGTTTACCGATTAGGGGAAGTAACCCTTAAAGAGTAAAGTTTACCTTACTAGTTTTTAGAACATACTATTTTATGGCACCGTCATCTAATGGTTTAGGATACCGGCCTTTCTAGTCGGTCATTAGGGTTCGAATCCCTACGGTGTCACTTTAAGTTTTCTATGGAAATCAACTAACCCAAACCGAATCAGATAATATAATGGACATGATTATTTATTATATTGGTTATTTATCCCGATTTAAGAACAATTGGTATTATTCATGTCGAGCAATGTATTTTGGAGAAATTCATCTTGATATATCTAAACTTTAAGGAATTATTATGAGTCTTGAAAAAGAGTACATAATATATTTAATTATGACTGGATGGAAACACCATTCTTGGTTTCACTCATATTCAAGTTTTATACATTCTACTTTTGATAGACTTAATGTATACACAAGTAAAATGCGTTGTTAATTTTCAATACTACTTATTAACCCTCTCTCATAGAAGATTACCCATTGCGATAAGAAACCCAATTATATAAAGTTATCAAGATTATATATTTAACCCCATTCAAAGAGAGTTTTCCTAGAAAAAGGACTCAAACCAGATACGATGAGTTTATCTTAAACCGCAAGTAATCCTGAACAGCTGAGTTTATCGAATAGCGAAATTAACCCTTGAATAATTGAGTTTTTTCCTGAAGTCGTAAGTAATCCCGGGTGGAGGAGATTACCAGAACTTCGTAGAAACCCTAATTAATAGAGTTTATCATTGAAATTAAGAAACCCAAATCTGGTAAATTTGATAAATTTATATATCATATACACCAAATAACCCAGACACCTAAAGTTTACCTTTAGAACAAATTAGTACACTATTTTATAGTTTATTTAACAAAAACGGCGAGTAACCCACCGGTTTTAAGTTTTTCACTAAGGAAAATTAACTCACAGGCCAAGAGATTTCCAACCCTCCAAAGAAACCCGAATTGGATAAGATTACTATCACGCTATAGTAACCCGAGGAGGAAGAGTTTATCTAAATCACTTAAATAACCCAGAGAGAATAAATTTATCTTACATTTTTAAGTAACCCGAGGAGAAAAAGTTTATCTAAAAAAATCAGAAACCCATAGAAATATAGTTTTTATCTATAAGGCATAGAAATCCAGAATCAAAGATTTTATCATTTCTACAAAGAAATCCAAGGACAGATAGTTTATCACTGATATTGATTATTTAACTCAGCATTCTAAAGTTTACTCTGGAAGGTCAATAACCCAGAACGAGAGAGTTTACCTCATATTTATATTCAACTCGAAATACCGAAGTTTATCTTTAAAAGTCAGTAATCCATGATGGAGAAGTTAACCACATAAAGCTAGTAACCCAGAAGGGGGAAAGTTAACCCATTAGCCTTGTATCTGAAGTTTACCATGGGCTCTAATTTAACCCAATATGTTAAAGTTTATTATAAAGGAGAAGAAACCCACATACTTAAAATTTAACCTTTGATTTAGATTTAACTTTTAAAACATAAGTTTATCTTTTTAGATTAGAAACCCTTAATTATCGAGTTTACCATATGTACAGAGTAACCCATGTAGCGTAAGTTTACCACAACTATAAAGTAACCCAGTGAGTGTAAGTTAACCACTATGTATAAGTAACCCAGTGAGTGTAAGTTAACCCATTGTGAATAGTAACTCCGAAAGAGTAAAGTTTAACATTATGGCAGGAGAAACCCAGAAGATGATATTTTTTCTAATTAATTTATACTAACCCACTCCGTTTAAGTTTATCTTTGAAGCCGAGAAATCCAATAAGCAAGAGTTTACCCGTGCTGCAAGAGTAATCCAAACTGATGCAGTTTATCATTGGGAAATATTTAACCCACGACCAACCTAGTTTTTCATTACTTCGTAGAAACCCTAATTAATAGAGATTATCACATCTTTTAAGTAACCCAGAGGAGATTAGTTTATCATGTACATCTAGAAATCCTAAAGGAGGTGAGTTATTTTTCACAAGATATATAGTAACCCTTACTCGGACTAGTTTATCTTGGCAGAAAAGAAACCCTAAAATTTTTAATGTATCTAGTCAAGTTATTTAACCCAGAAAACCCACGAGTTTACCATAATTTCTTAGTAATACAATAATGTAATGTATATCTAAACTTCCTAGAAACCCCCCTAATATTAGTTAACTAAATAAATGATGTATTATAACTAGAATTACTGGAGGTGTGAGAAACCCATTGACATAAAGATTATTTTAAATACTTCTAGAAACCCAATGAGAAAAAGAAATGTACGATATAGTTTTTCTTCATTATTTATCATATCATAAACATTCATTATATTTCTTAAAATCGCATGAAGTTGACGCTTCTGAGAAATACTCTATCTATGTAAGAAAACTTTACGCACATCATAAAACACCAAAGAGATATTTAGACTACCTCCATTTAATATTTTAACCCAAGAGAATCTAGTTAAACTATGAGAAAATATATGTTGACTAGTAAAGTATCACATTATTATTGTGCTTATTTAGCAAAGTCTAAGAATAGCATAAACTTCAACCAAATATATGATAGTTTGAGTTGGAGATATTTATACGACCTTTATATTATAGTCGACGAATAGCCTATATATTAAGAAACCCTAAAATCGCAAATTTTTCATTACCATCGTATAAAACCCTAGTTAATTTAGATTATCTGGAATATCAAGTAACCCACTCCTAAATAGTTTTTCAATAAATAATAGTAATCCAAAATTATAAAGATTATCTAAAATATCAAGTAACCCATTCGTAAACAGTTTTTCACTATTTCATAGTAATCCAAATATGATAAGTTTTTATCATAAAGGAGAAGAAACCCATTACAAAATAGTTTACTACTCAGTGATCTGGCTAAAGGAGAAGTCTTAGAAATATAGTTTTCCTAGACTAAAAACTGAACCCTAAGTAAAATAGTTTACCTGGAAATCCTAGAAACCCATGTGAGATTAGTTTTCCGATAAGAGTAAGAAACCCATGACAAAATAGTTTACCATATTTGAAAAGAAACCCACAATCTGCATAGTTTACCAGGAAAGATTAGAAACCCACAATCTGCATAGTTTACCATAATTGGAAAGAAACCCTCATTGGACTAGTTATCCTATCCAAAGAATTTAACCCGATTAGTAATAGATTTTCATAATTCGAAATAAACCCAATGGTATTGAGTTTTCCGAAAAATCCAAGAAACCCTCTTAAGGACAAATTATCATAATTGACAAAAACCCCACAATCTGCGAGTTTTTCTAAAGAGATATTAGAAACCCCTCGTGAGAGAAACCCATAAATAATTAGTTTAGCATATATAAATAGAAACCCCATTAATGAAAGTTTATCTTGATTTCTAAGTAACCCATTGGAACATAGTAATCAGGTACTGCTAGTAACCCATGAAAATCTAGTTTTTCAAGTAATCAAACTTAACTCAGATGAGAAAAGTTTACCACTCTAATTTAGAACCCCATTAATTATGAGTTTACCCGCGGTAGGAAGAAATCCTCCCCGAGCTAGTTTACCTCTACATCGCAGAAATCCTAAATGTATAAGTTTATCATGGTATAACAGAAACCCTTCGCCCATATAATTTATCACGATTCCATAGAAACCCAAATCCAAAACATTTTCCAAACAAAAGTAAAAATCCGCCAGGAAAGAGTTTATCATTAGAATTAAGAAACCCATCTTCTTTAAGTTTATCAGAATTACTAATAACTCGTACCGATATAGTTTACCAATATTCATTAGAAACCCATCAATATATAGTTTTTCGTGAATACGGAGAAACCCATTTCGAGACAGATTATCTTATTCATTTAGAAACCCAGGATCAAGAAGTTTACCAACACCTTAGAGAACCCCACCAATTGTTAGTTTAAGCCCTCAGGAGTCCAATTATGTCACTTTTACCAAAAGAGCAACTAGAAAATATATGTAAACTTTACTCTGAAAAAGAAAGATGTAGATATCTAACTTTCGGAGGTGAAGGTTATCATTGTATGAAGTTTAATAAGAAAGCAAAAGAGTATATTGATAAAAGGACTTCTGAGGGTTTTATTCCTCAGAAACCGGTTAACTGTGAAGGATATAAAGGGGAGGAAAAAGATGTGGAATGATAAACTATTTGTAGGAATAGTAGTAGACGCATCTAAGCATAAAGAACTAAGGGAATTTGTATATTGTTTATATCTTAATAAAAAAGCTATTAGTCGACATAGAATAGCCAATAAGAATAATTTATATGTGGAAAAATGCAGTAAATTTAATTACATTCGAACTCCTTATAAAAATTTAGTCTTTGAGATTTATGTAAAAAGACTTTACGTAGGGACTGAAGTAGAAAGAAACAATGTTCCTCTAAAAGACTTTAAATCCTTTGTCATTAAAGAATTAAAAGATCTTGGTTTTACTGGATTTAAAAAGAAGGATATGATTTTATATACCAGTCGACTATTTTAGAAAAGGGGGAAAAGTGAAGAAAACCAAAGAAGTTTACTGTGGAGTATACTTTTATGATATTTATAGCTATAAGAAATTATTGCCTATAATAAAAGATTTACTTGAAGCTAAGTTCTCACGATTAGTAGGATTTGGATTGGAGTATCAAGAAATAAGAGGTCTTATTCCTCTCAATAAAATAGTTATAACTAAAGGAATGTTAACTTATATAATATTCAGTAGGAATATAAAAATTGGAGTCAATGTAGATAAAATGAAAAATAATCAATCTCTTCTTGACTTTGAAAGAATTGTTACTGAAGAATTATTTAAGATCAAAATTAAAGTAAAAAGACATTTGGTTTTCTTTACATAGAAAAAAGGGGGGGTCTTTAAAAGATGTGGTGTTATAATGCTAAAGTGGGAGTAGTTATAGATAATATAAACGAATATAAAGAAATACGTGACTTTATTTATATACTATATCTTCTTAGATTAGACTCATTCCTTCCAAGGACGGAATATAAAAGTGGGATACGTTTTCAGTCACGTAAAAAATTATCTTATATAAGTTTAACTCATAAAAACTTAAACTTTGAAGTATTTGTAAAAAAAGTCTATATCGGGATTGGAATGAAAAATCCAAATACCCCACTGAATGAGTTCAAAGATTACGTTATCTCAGAATTAGGAAAGATAACAGAACCCAAATTCTCAAGAGATGATATGGCAATATACGTAAATGGTTATTAAAATTGAAAGGTAGAAAAATGGGAATACCTGAAGTTACTTATTGTGGTATTAGTTTTACTGACATCTATACATTCGAATACTTAATACCAAAAATAAAAGAATTACTCCTATCTGAGTTTCCTGAAATAAAAGAAAATTTATACTATAAAATGAGAAAACTCATTTCCGAACCTAAAATAAAAATGACCCGTGGAAAATTAACTATCATGTTATATGTTAAAAATATGAAAATTGGAGTCAATGTGAAAGAAATGAAAGGAGACCAAACACTTAAGGAATTTGATAGTTATGTTCGTTCACAACTAGAAGATTTTGGAATTGATACCGAAGGGTTTAGAATGGTATTTTTTACATAGTTTTAAGGAGGTAGTTAAAATGACAGGATATGAAAAAGATGTATATTATGGTACTTCATCAGTTATTTTTGGGATATACATAGTTAGTCCTTGGAGATATCCAGATGTTATAAAAGCACTCAAGACACTTATGTTCACCAAAAAAATATCGTCTGAGTATTTTAGTTTACGAACTAATATAGTCAACAGAGATAAGTTCTTAAAAAGTTCCAGAAATATTTATCATCTAATCGAATGGAAGCATCATAGATTTAGAGAAAGAAAGCTTAAATTTCATCTATTTCCAAATAGAATTAGGATTGGTGTAAGCACTGATGAAATGAAAGATGATCAAACTTTTCACGAATTTAAGATGTATGTTTTATCCGAACTTCAGAAAGTAGGAATTGATGGAAATAAGCACCCGTTAATTTTCATGTCTTATTAAAATGGGAGGTTAAAATGGAGGTCAAAGTAAAAGAACTTTCACATATTCGACTTATGCTAACACAGGTTAATGGAAGAGCTCCAACTGATCCATTTTATAATTGTCATCTTTATGCTTTCCTGAGAACCACAGTGGACGGGGATGAAAGAATTTTCCCTCTAGTTTCAGCAGGAAGCGTTTTAGTAATTAATCCCCTTATTCCCGACGATGATCCTAATTTTGGATTTATAAATAAAATGCCTCAGGAGGTGATTGATAGCATTAATAAATGGCTTAAATTATGTAATTGGATTTGTTTACAGAGTATTCCGAGGTTCTTTCATGTTAACTCTATTGATATAGAAAAAATGAATGTTTCGAATGCTATAACTGTTTACACAGGCGAAGATAAAGAAAAGGAATTCTAAATATGGTTAAAATCGAGTATTTTGAGAACATATTTGTAAGTATTGATTATGGAGGGAAAGCGATAGTTAAAGGTAGGTTAAAAATCATAGTCGACGGAAGTCATTTTAGTATTCCTTTAATAAACATATTTGGATATTTTGAAACTAACCCCGTGGAGTGTATGAGGGAAGGTATTAATTATTCTAATACTAAGTGGAAACCAATAATGGCTTCAATAAATGACACACTTAGAGAGATAAGTCCAGGAATAGTAAAAGATTTACCTAAAGTATTCCAATTATCAGAAAGAAAGGATGTTAACGTAACTATTTCTGATAGTTAATCATAATTTCTAAGAAACCCGTTGCAAGTAAAATGTTTCCAAAAATAGAAGAGTTAACCCAAAAAAGTAAATTGGTTTTTCTTGGGATATACTTTTAAGGAGAGTAAGATATGATTAAATTAGGACTAGTCCATAGTAGTTGTTGTAAAATAAGAGAGGGGATTCCGTATGTCTACTCGATCTTAGATTTAGTCATAAACGGAATTAAATTTAGTGCCAGGATTATTTATTGCTCCAATCAAGATTCTGAGAATGAACAGGTTTGGATATTTAAATTATGTCAAAATTCGATATTTCGAGATGAAACACAATTTCCGATGAAAATGTCGCTAATCATAGACAAAATTTTAGTCTCTAAGACACCAGAGATACTAAAAAAGTTGATAGTTAACAATCCCTTTTATGGTCATAAACAAAATGAGGTTTCTTTTAACTTAAAAGAGGGAACCTCAAATTTAAGAAGGACAGAGAATGGATTATTTTATGAGGTAAAGATAGATGAAGAGTTTGAAAAATATGCTAAAGATATTAACACATCACTGGACGAACACTATTCATTTTTAAAACATAGCATAGAAACAACTGGAAAGGTTCCAAAATATGGTCCTGAAAAGGAGGACAATTCTACAATAATATTACAAAGTATTAACTCTCCCTATGTTGAGGTGATTCCCAACATTTCAGTTAAACTTTTAGCAACTTTATGTTGCAAAATACGTGGAGTAGAGTTGTTATTACCAATGGAGTTCTCACAAAACGAAAGGGTATTTTTATTATGTGACCCCAAACCCGGAAGCAAATCACTCATATACCCCCCTCAGAAGACAATAAATGTTATAAATCGGATGCTGCTAGTAGAAAAAGATAAAATATCTAAACTGATTCCTGAAAACATGTATCCTCTGAATTCTAAGGAAATTGATCTTAATGTCAGTGTAGTAGACGATGAGTTAGAAAAAAATATTCTGGAAAGGGTATAGAAACCCACTCGAACACAGCGTATCTTACCATCCTAGAAAACCACTAAAAAATAATGCATCAATGAGCTTTAGAAAACCGTCGAGTTCAAAATGTATCATTCTAAGGAAGAAAACCACTTTATCTTAATGTATCACGTCGTACTATGAAAAAACCATACAAATAGAATGTATCATTCATCCATAGAAACCCACTGGAAACAAACGTATCATTGACTTTCAGAAACCCACCGTAATGGAATGTATAATATGCCCGAAGAAAACCGTTTGAGTTAAGCTAAGTAACCAAATATAAAAAATTCTATCAGTTGCTTACTAGCCGAATAGAATTTTACTCCATACTAATAAAGATATGGGGTGTTAAAACGTATAGTACTATAACTTATAGATTATAGTAAATAAAGGAAAAACCCAATAACAAGGATATCACTCATGATAATATTAATCCTAACAGAGGAGTAGTTCTAGTTGTTTTACTTAGAGTTTTCTTTTAATTAACTTTTAGAATAAGGGAGGAAACATGCATCTAGAATTGAATATTGGGTCGGGAAAAGTTCCTTTTGATAAAACTGAACTTCCTGATTCCCATTTCCTGGTTAATGTTGATTGTTCCTACTCGGTTAAATCCTGTAGCTCAATCGCAGAGATAGAAAACCATCTTATGAAAGCAGTAAGTAATGTGAAACCTTTTACTGAGGGATTCGTATTCTTTTGCTCAAGTAAGGCGGTTGACTTTCTCGACTCATTTAGGTTTAAAGTGGACAAAATTACATGTAGTCGTTACATGGAACATGTTCCTCTTAAAGACCTAATTTCCTTTATTTACTTGCTTCATAATTCATGTAAGAAGGACGGGATTTTAGAAATCCTCGTGCCTGATCATAGGTACTATGCTGAAACCCTCATTGGTTTAGATAAGGTTTTACCCGTGGGAGAAATCAATAAAGATTTCTTAAATAGACTTCTAGAAATAACTACGGAATTCTGTAATGAACCGTACGATCCTCATGGAAGTATCTGGACGGAAAACCTTGCTAAATATTACCTGGAGTTTGAGGGATACTGGCAAATAAAAGAAATAACATCTGTAGGGAGAAATTCGACTTATCTTGACTATAGGCCGTATTTAAAGATAATTGCCAGTAGACCCTAGTTAAAAATTAGTAAGTCTATCGGGGAAGGGGGGTGGGGTTTTCCCCGCCCTCCTTTGTTGCGCAATTTCAGAATTATTTGAACAAATAATAAATACTTCCTTAAATTTTTTTGTACATTTGTGGAGGAAAACCTTGGAAAAAACAAATTCTGGATCTTTTGAAAACTTTCAGGTCTTCTTAGAAATAGGAGGAACTGACTATTCCGATAAAATAAGAAGAATACGAATAGGTTCAGCTTTAGCTAATGTATATCCTTTAGTCAGTTTAGGTCTTTTTATAGACTCTAAGGATATATTAAAAGATCAACTATTTGGTCAGAATCCTATTAATCTAAAATTGACTTTAAAGCAATCGGGTTTTCCAAGACAAGAAATAGTTATGGAGTTAATGTATATTCAGTCTAACTTTGGTTTAGCTCCAGAAACTATGAATGCTGAGCAAAATATGTCAGATCGTGGGGGAAGTCAAATTCTCACTGTGTGTCGACAATCATATAAAACTATAACCGGATTAGTCAATGAAGTTTACGAAAACAAGACTATAAAAGAAGTTATACAGGATTTAACTAATAAAGTAAATCCTGGAGCAACACTGGAGTTAGTAGATGAAGGAATTAATTCTGAAAAAATAGACCAAATACTTATTCCTCCAGTGACTTATATTAGAGCTATAAAATATCTAAATGATACATTTGGTATATTTAATGGACCAATGGCAATATTTTGTAACTATGAGAATAAAGTCTTTATAACTAATTTATCAAAACAAATAAATAAGTCATCTCACATAGTCATTTTTTATGTAGCTAGTAATCAAACAACATCTAAAGAAATAATGGATAAATGTACTGATGGTCAACATTTCTATACTAGTTTACCTATTCAATCAGGATATGAAGGGAATAAAAAATTTTCGTCGGTTGCTTCTGACATTCATTACATTACAAAGCCATCTGATAGACTTTACTCTACAGTTAACATGAATTTAAATGATATATGTAAAGAATATGGTGTTATTTTCAAAAATAGAGATGTTAAGTTTGATTCTTCAACATCTAGAGAAAGATACGAAGTAGATAAACCTGGTTATAGTACTAATAATAGAGATAGTGAATCTTTTGCTATTTCTGGACTTAGTAGAATGATATGTAATTTATCAAGTTTACAAGTAACTTTAAATGGTTTTTTAGATATTGCTAGATTTTTTGATATAGGAAAAACAGTTCTCTTTGCTCCATATGTTGATACATATACTGAGTTAAGTGGTGATTATATTTTAAGGGCCTCAGATATTGTAATCCAACAAGTTAGGAATAAAGAATGGGGAACATCTGTTAACCTATATCTTTTTAGAACTAACAAGACCATATAATGGGGAATTACCATGGGTGATATGAGAATAATGGAATGTGATGAGTTTCTTACAGAAGAAACCTTTTATTCCGAAGAACCAGAAGCACAGATAGTTCTGGGCGAACTTGAATTAGAAGAAAATGAAGTTGAAGAAATAGAGGAAATTTTAGCTGATAAAGATGAAGAAAGACTAAGAAAATACTTTCAAGCTAAAGAAGATTTTGAATACTTTTGTAAGAATTTTGTATACTTGGAACTTCCCGGTGGTAATACTTTAATGAACCCCTATAAACCCCAGTTAGAATTAATAAAAACAGTACAAGATAAAAAGTATGTTTTAGTTCTTAAGTCCCGACAAATAGGTATCACCACAGTTATCCAGGCGTTTATAGTTTGGTTATGTATTTTCTATAAAAATGTGGTAGTAGGGATTATCTCTAAGAATGCCTCTGAAGCAACTGATTTTAATAGATGTGTAATAACTATGATTGATAATTTACCCCCTTGGATTCGTCCAAAGTTTAAGAAAAAGACTGAGCAAAGTTTTATCTTGGAAAATGGATGTAAATGTCATGCTTGTACCGTTAACCCAAATAATCCAGAAAAGACTTTGAGGGGGAAGGCAGTAACTGTTTTAATCATCGATGAAGCAGCTTTTGTCAACCATATTGATGAAGCATACACAGGTATAGTCCCCGCTTTATCTACTAATCAAATGCAAGCTAGAAAAGCAAACGTTCCTTATGCAACTGTGGTTCTATCAACTCCAAATAAAACTACTGGTGTGGGTAAATGGTATTATTCTCGTTATCAATCTTCGATCTCTGGAACTGATATATTTAACCCTTATATCATTCACTGGAAAGATGTTGATGAAATCTCTAAAGATCCCCTTTGGTATAGAAATCAATGTGAATTATTTGGAAATGACTTAAAAAAGATAGAACAAGAATTAGAGTTAAAATTCTTACCTTCTGGGGGTAGTTTCTTTAATGAGGCAACTTGTTTGGCTCTTCAAGATAATGCTAGAAAAAATAAACCTATTGAAATAATGAAAATCTTTAACGGTGAAGCATGGCAATATTATTTACCCATTGTGGGGAATCACTATATTATAGGAGTTGACACAGCGACTGAGTTTGGAGAAGACAAAAGTGCTATAGTCGTGTTGGATTATAGAACTTTTACTCAAGTCTGGGAATACCAAGGAAAGTTACCAGTAACTGATTTTTGTAAAGTAGTTATGACCGCAGCATCACTATATCGAGGAACTATAGTTATAGAAAGAAATAGTGTTGGAAATCAAGTAATGGAGACTTTATCTCGGTCAGATGTCGCTTCAATGGTTTATGCTGAAAATAGAAAAGGAAAAGTTACCCCTGGTCTTAACATAGATTCGATGACTCGACCTTTAGTTATCGATGGTTTATACTCATATGTAAGCGGTTTTCCTGAAACTATTAAATCAAGTCGATTAGTAACTGAATTGATAGGATTAGTAGAAAAACCAAATGGAAGAGTTGAGGGAGATAAAGATTGTAGGGATGACTTAGCTTTAGCTTATAGTTTTTGTGCCTATGTACGAAAATATGACCCAGTCTTAGAGATTGAACAAAATTATGAGAGTATGGCTAGTTTCCAAGAAATTATGAATTTTAATACCCCTCATTTCTTAGCGGAAGTAACTAATTCCAACATAAGAGATAACATTAAAAACACCCCAGAGGCTTATCAAGGTTGGGTCGACATTCTTTCTTTTTATAATAGAGAGTAAGAGGATAAAATCAAAAAATGAAAAACGATATAGATCGCCAATCAGATTTTCTAAATGAGTTTTGGGCTATGCCTTTTAGACTTAGAGTCGTAGCAGTGTTAGATGGAAAATTTAAACTTTTTTCATCCAAAGGATTAAAAAAGAAGTTTTCTAAAATGTTAATGAAAAATAATATGACTCGTTCTGTCTCTCCAAAACTTATAGATATGATTTGGAACGACCAAATTACTCCTGCCTTTATTTCAAGTGGTTTCTTTAAATACTTTGCTATTAAAGCCTTTGGTGATAAAATGGAGGGAGTAGCAGGATTTTATATTCCTAATAAAGATAAGATATTTATCCTCGTTGATACTAATAGTAATATATTTAATTATACTTCAGATGACGTGTTATCTTATACTGTAGTTCATGAATGTATGCACATGGCAGCCACTAGAAAATCAAATGACTTTTGGAATACTTTTAAAGGTGATTTAGTAGATTTCTATAATTTTGTTTTCTCTGGGGCTTTAGGGATCGAAGCAGGAGTAAAGTTTGACTCTTTACCTTTAGTAGAGTATATGTGGAAAAATATGGAATTAAAAGCTGATAAAATGAATAAAAGAGATATAGAAGGATTTGGTGATTTACTTAGGTCCTATAAATCTAAGTCTTACTTCAATCCAGATGCTTTCCAGGATCGTGTTGAGAAAATTCAATTTATCTATATTGCTAATTTTTGGAATGAAGATGTTATTGACCAAATGTATTCTAGAAGAGACTATAGAGAATTATTTGTGTTACTTTACCAAGCATACCAAAAAGTATTTGGTATTAGAGCAACTAGATTTACATATGCTTATCAAGAATTTGGAATTCCAAGTGAAGTAATATGTATAGCTGCAGCAAAACCAGGTCCTAAATTTTACTCAGTAATAAAGAGGTTATAGAAAAATCTCGAAAGTCCTTCGGACTCGTTTAATATTAATATATATAGTCGAAGTTAAAAGGAGATAGATTAATGGCAATTAATAAGTTAGACGCTTCTTTTCGCTCAGCTGGTAGGGGTGGAAGACCAGGCGGAGCAAACTTTAATATTAATAAAGCCATAAATGAAGCAAGAAAAGTTGAGTCTGACTATACTAAAGCAGTAGGAAAAGGTCGTGGTTCTATTGGTTCCACTAAAGCCATAAATGATATCAAAAAACAACAATCCGAACTAAAAACCCTTGCCACTGATGTCGATAAAGTCGTAAAAGAAAGTCATAAATTTCTTGCTAAAATGGGAATAGTAGTAAAGAGTCTTGCGGAAGGTGCGGTTAAAGCGACTCAAGCAGTAGGAAAAGCATCTATTGACGCAGTTTCTCAATACACAAGTGCTATTAAAGAAGACATCAATGTAAATAAGAAAACTTTCGTTTCTCTCATGCTAGCTCGCTCTAGTCCTCTTATGGGATATTTCGTCTCTAAAGTTTTTGAGATGGATATATGGAAAAGGATGTTTAGTGGAGCGAAAGAAAAAGCAGGGGCCTTCTTTTCGTCAATTGGAGGTTTCTTAAAAAGAAGAAAAGGTGGGACCCCAGGAATGGGAGGGGCTAGATATTCCAAGAGAAAAGGTGGTGGGGGTGGAGCGATTGATTTTGAAGGAGTAATGTCGGATCTTGGCTCAGGAGCAGGCCCAAGTGAACGTGGCGAATTAGATGAGATGAAGAGGGCTGGGGGAAAAGCCACAATTCACATTACTGCTAATCAAGTCATTATTAATGCTCGACAATTAGAGAGATATGGTGGAGCAAAAACCGACATATTTGAAAAGTTTGTCCAACATTTTGGAGAATATACAAAAACCCAAACTCAAAAAGATTGGACAATGTTTGGTTATAATGTTACCGGGGAAGAAAGAAGAGGATTTAAATTAACTTCTCCTGGAACTTGGTTTAGTAAAAGAAAACGTGCCCAAATGGCCCCAAGAAAGATGGGTTTTGGAAAAGAATTTACTACTTTACTTTTCCATGAACTCTTCCCTATGAGACGATCATTTAATGACCAGGTCCTCTTAATTCTTTATCAACTTAGGGATGCTTTAGCAAGTAAAGAATCTCAAAAAATTGGATTACTTGGAGGAATTAGAAGAGCTTTTGAATATGCAGTTGCTAAATCAGTCCTTGCTAGAACTTTAATGTCTACATTGAAAACTATAGGAAAAACTTTTACTACTGCTTTTAAATGGGTTTGGTCTCCTTTTAAACTTATATTCTTTAAGAAGTTTGGTATTAAATATAAAGTCCCTACTCCGAAAAAAGCACAATCTCCTGCTCAATATAACTCAGTGTTACTTGGGATGATATACACAGGAGTTATGACTCAGTTAGATAAAGTTAACTTTTATCTAAAACAAATTGGTCAAGCTCAAGGGGCAGAGATGAAAGACCCAGAAAAAGGCGGTTGGACTATTTGGAGGAAAACTGGGGGTCGAGGCTTATCTTGGTTAGTCAACAAAATGGGAATGAGTGTTTTAAGTAGGGAAGTTTCTAGTTTCATTCCGGGGACTAAAGCAAGTAAAGAAAGAAAAAGTGCCCAAGCAAAACTGGGAGTTGCTGCCAATGTTTCACCCGAAGTTTTAACTGCCCAAAGTTTAATGAAAATTCAAGAAGATGTATCCCAAATTCGTCATTGGTCAGGAATAACATTAGAAGAAAATAGAGAAAAAACTAGATGGGAAAAGTTAAAAGAAAGATTGGCTAGTTTAAAAGAAAAAGGAAAAGAAGGTGCTGCAGGATTATTCGGAAAAGCCGCTGATGCGTTAAAGAATATAGCAGGGAACGTAAAAGAAGGTTTAACTGCGGTTTTAACTAATCCTGCTGTTTTACAAGCTACCGGGCAAGTTGCTGCAGTTCTTGGGGCGGGAATGGTTGGATATAAAGTAGGTGGATATATCAATAATTGGATAAATGAAGGAATAAAGAAATTTACTGGAGAAAATACTCTTGGTGAATATTTAGCAACATTAGGGGAAGAAACTAGAGTCAAAAAAGGCTATGAAGAAGCGATGAAATCGACCACAGATGCAACTGTCAAAAGATTGATGTTTGAAATGACTCCTGCCGCTTGGGCTCTAATGGGTAATACTGATGGAATGACCCCAATGGATTTGAGAACTACAAGACTAGCACTGAGAGAAAGTGGAGCCATCAGAAAATATGGATCAAAATTCTACACAGCTGATGAATACATCAAATTGGGCATAAAAGGAAAGAAAGGTCCAGAATTCTTTGTTAATGAAGCAAAAAAGAAAGGAAAAGAATTAATAGCAGAATACAAACCTTTATACGATGAAACGATAGAAAAAATTGGTGAATATGGAATGCCTATCTATGATTATGCTCAAGGTAAAGTCGTAGAAGGATATAATTATGTTCAAGAAAAGATTCCTTTTTGGCATCAAAAGTTAAGAGATGTGGCACAAACGTCCACTGGTTATGCTATGGCTCAGGAAGAAAAAATGAGGAAATTGTATGAACAAATTTCCGGTGGAACTATGAAGGGATGGGAGAAATTCCAGAAACAAATGGCAGGGTTAAGTATTGCTCAAATAACCAATACCCAAAATATGGCTCAGCAAATAACCAATGCAGTAACCGAAGCGGGAGGTAAAGCATATGGTTGGGCAGATGACATAATAGATGGAGCAGTTAATCCAAATAATGCACCTTAATTTATTAAAAACTAGGATTTAAAAGGAAAATAAAAGGATGGCAACCTATAAATTACCACTTGATAAATCAAGTCCATTAAGAAATAGAGAAGTTGGATTTAACCAAAAATCAATAGGATCGCCAACTAATCCAATTGGACTTCCTCCTGCCGCAGAGTTGAATGCTTCCGAGCAAATAAGATTAAACATGTTACCTATAGTAAAAATTTATCCATGCAGACAACATCTTACTGGAGGAATTCATGTTTTTACTTTAGATAAAGAAGAAGGAAAAAAAGATTTTAAGAAAGACTATTACGATACTATACGTGAAGTTTTAGAAACATGGGTTCCAGTAAATTATCCACTACATGTGGGATTTTTAGCAGAGAATTTCCCCTCAGAAACTTTCTCCTCAGAATACGGTCAATCTTTTCTTGAGAAGATGGCTGATGTTGTTTCGGGTGGAGTTGGAGAATTAAGTTTTATGTTAGGTTCCACTGATATAGGAAGTGCATTTTCGCAACTTAAAAATGCTTTTGTAGGAAAAGGAGAGGCTGGTCTTGGGGGACTTATAGGAAAAGGTGTGGGGGTAGTTGAAAATGCTGCGACATCGGGTTTGAATACTCTTGCTGAAAATATAGGGAAACAAAATGCTAATTTAGGTAGAAGTTTTAGAAGTCTAATAAGTGCAGGGAGTCGAGTTTTAGCTGGTGGACGAATTGATTTGCCTCAAGTTTGGAAAAATAGTAATTATAGTGTTTCGTATGCTATAACGGTTAGATTATATAATCCTAACCCAGCAAGTAAATCGGCAACTGAGAGATTTATTATTGCTCCTTTAATAGCTTTACTTTTATTAGTTTTACCAAAAGCTCCAACTGATGAACATACTGGCGAAAAAGTCCAAGGAGTATTCCATTATCCTTATTTATGTAAAGTTGATTGTCCTGGAGTTTTTGGATTACCATCAGCTTTTGTCTCAAGTATTAATATAATTAAAGGTGGTGATCAAGGACTTTATGGAATGAATAAAGGTATAGGAATGATTGATGTTAGAATAGAATTTGGAAATCTTTATGGAACTTTAGTCCAAGGTCCTGGTGATGCTTTAGATTTTCCAACTTTGGTTAATTATGCTAAAACTCTTAATGGAAGTCAGCAATTTACTTTTCAAGAAATAAAATATACTCCTGAGATTTCCAGTGCTAGAGTTCCCGAGACACCAGCAGATATGTCAACTCCTCCAGGAACAAGGACTTCTTCAAACGATTTAACAAGAAAAAATGATATAGAAGCTCAAAACCCTCAAGTTATAAATGATTTGAAAACTGCAACTGCTTAACATACTTTATTTCTAAGAAACATAGTAATATAAAAAGCGATAAATAGGTTGGTCATAAATTTTGACTGAGCACTAAGTTTCTCATATGTAGAGAGATAACGAAATTCAGCGCATAAAAGTTTAGTTAACTTATTCACTTCCTGCTTAAAGTAAATAGGTTTAGTTGATCTTTTTACTGCCATTAACCCTCTTACATAATCAAAATAGTCACTCTTGCATAGGTTGGAAATATTCTTAAGTCCTCTAAGAAATAGACTTAAACATAATGAAATGTTTTCAGAGAATTTTGGATTTCCCATCACTTCAGTCAATCTTTTGGCTGTAGTGGAACTAATCTTCGTTAATTTTTTTGCCTCATCTCTTGCCCTTAAATCAATATTCTTATACATAGTGATGTCTTGAACTACCCCATCTATAAGTCTTCTTCCTTGCTCTTCAGCTTGCATGGAAAATGGTTCTTCCTCTTCTTCATACTCAGGGGGTGCTTTATATCCACCTTTTCCTTTTGCTATATCATAATAGATTTTAGCAAATGATTTTACACTTTGAGATATTCTACTTCTAGCCTCTTGAATTAGTCGGATTATTCTTTCAACATCCCACTCTTCTATATCTTTTCTATATGCTCTAGATATCTGGTCGGATAAATACATTAGAGAATTAGCAATTGTTTTTTCCCTTCTAAATAGGTGGGCTCGAGAAACATTATCTAAAGCAGCTTTAAAAACGGGGGGATTACAATACTTAATATTGATATTCATAACACTGGAATAGAATTTAAGATGAAGAAATATCATACAAGTTTGAGCTGCCACTAAATCTTTTCCATCTAAAAAATACTTATACATTATAAGTATAAGATTAGTATAAGGTTCATTAATCAATAAGAAATGTCTTGCTTTAGTATCAAAGTAAGTATCTTTAATAAAGATTTTTAATTCTTTTTCTGTGAGTTTACAAAGATTTAATAGTTCATAATAATACCTATGTAATTTTGGATAATAGCAAGGTTCTGATAATTGACTTAATTCCTCGCTAGTTACTCTGATAATATAAGATCGAAGTTGCCGACCTTTCTCTGATATACCCTCTTTAATTTCCTCAATATTCATTTTAACTTGTCGCTCCAACTACGTTGACATTTATTGAAGAAGAAGTGAAATAAACATATTCTGGACTATACCTAAGTAGTTGGGCTTGAGTTAAATCAGTAGTTTCAAAATTAAAGAAAATATCTGATTTTGGTCTCAAAAGTCTACAATAAGAAACTCCAGTAACACCCATAACACTTTCTATTATTTCACTTCGATAAATGTCAACATTTGAGCCAAATCTTGAAGTAAAGTCTGCTAATAGTTGAGTTTTAATAGCACTAATTAACTCTGCTGCAGTTCCTGTGTAGTCTCTAGTTTTGAATACATCAAGGCTAATAATTAATGGGATACTATAAGTGGGTTTAATCCATCCAAATTCACTATAAACATATCTTGTATCCTTACTAACTATATATACTACGTCATTTGTAGTTGGGGTTGTGTAGGCCCAAGTAACTGCAGTTGCGTCAGTACATTCCGCAATCTCCCCAGGATGATTTTCCCATTCTCCACCTTCATTTCCTGTGACTATATATCGATCACCAACTGATGGAGAAACTGGGATTGCAGTCAATCCAATATCCAAAACTTGAGCCTGCGAAGTTCTATTTAAAAGCATATTAAACATATAACCAGTGGTATTGGTAAATTTGATATTTGTAAAATCTGTTAACATTCTATAATTAGTTAAATCCAAATCACCAACTAAAGATTGTAAAACTATACTTTCAAATTGAGATTGTTGAGTTGTAGTTAAATTATTATACCAAACTCGACTTACAGCAGGAATATCGTAAACAATAGTTGAAGTAGAGTCAGTTGATATATTACTCATCATCATATAATCTAAATCTTGACGAATAGTAACCGTAGTAGTATATCTTACAAATAGATTTCCATTTTTATAAAATTGGATATAAAACTGAATTGGTGAATCTTGAAGTTGTAGATAACTACTAAAAGTATAAGTAAATCTCTCATTTGGAGCATCTAAAGTCATATTATAAGTTGCTCCAGTATTTCTATTTACTAAAACTGCAGTTATCCCAGTTAATGCTTCTTCGGTAGAATAAGGGGCTAAAACGTCAATACTATAACCAGTTCTTACAAATCGAGCACTTGTGCAAATTAAATCAGATGACAATGGGGAAATGTCATAAGTTGTGTCAATAACTGGAGTAGTAGTAACATCGTCAACTACATATTCATAATAAGCGATATTATTAATAGTCCTATCAATAGTGATGTCAAATAGATTTCTATAATAATTAGTTACATAGGTATTGGTATCTGGGTCCAAAGTAGTGATAGGAATTGTAGTTCCTGCTGGAATTTCAGTCACTCCAGCGGCAACTGTGTGAATAGCATTTTTAGTTGGAACTAAAGCATCGTTAAAATCTATCCTCGTGTAAAGTTGGATTTCATTTACTTTTAAATCACTTCTCTTAAGAATCGCTATTGGATCAGTTATAGGTGTTGTAGGAGCTATTTCGTCAAACTTTGAATAATCATCACTAGTAACTAATCGGTTTAAAGTGGTTATTCCTGCTATTGCTCTACTTCTTACTTCTTCAATATCTTCTGAGTCATCTCCACCCGAAGCAGGGGAAGGATTAGTTATAGTATAAGCCAAAACTTTTTCAGTTGTAGAACCATCGTCAACTAACACCGTGTCCATAGAACTAAGTGATCCAGCAATAATATTTCCATTACTTCCATAAGTTTTATAACCTTCAATATCAACAATTGCTCCTGCTCTTGGTTGAGTTCCCATAAGTCCATTTCCAAATATTATTCTATATCCAGAAGAGATAATTTGGAGGACATATCCATCAGATTCTGAATCCATTAAATAAATACTACTATACCTAGTATACCTAGTTTTAGGTTCACCTGGATTGGTGACATAAACTTCAATGTCAGTCAATTCTCCTTCAGTAAAGGGGACATCTAAAGTAATAAACTGATAAGTCTCTAAATCATTAGGAATAGTATACTGAAAAGAATTCCCTTCTGAGGAAGTTCTAGGTTCTTTTTGCTCAAGGGGAAGTACAAAATATAAAGAATTTGCACTTGTGGTATCCATAGTAAATGGTAAACTATATTTCTTATTATCCTTGGTGGCTTCGATTGAGGCAGTAGCATTATTATAGATAGTAACTGTGGTTGAGTAAGTTGGAATAAAAATAACATCTCCAGCATAAAACTTATGGTTCTCAGGGATAGTAAAAGATATATGACCATCACCATAACTTGAAGTAAAAGTCAAAGGAATGGTAAACAAAACACTTACATCGGCAGGAGTAGCATTTGCTATCTGAGCATTATAACCTAAGAATGCTGACAAATTGTAAACACTCTCAGGTAATTGAGCTAAAGTCATGAATTGCTCTTGATAAGCGGATGAGGAGAAAAACATTAGATTACTAGTTAACGTAGAGAATATATTAATCAAATAAGACAAAAAAGAAGACTTAGTTAAATCAACATTTTCTAACTCTAAATAGTCTTGTAAATACGAGATAATTTGGTTTCTAGTATTATCTCGAGACGAGTAAATCTGGGTAGACTGTACTGTCATTTTCTATTTCCTTTATATGTATTATACTATAAAATTAATCAACTTTAGCAATCTTTTGAAGTCTCTGTAAAGCACCACCATATCTTGAAGCAAAAGTAGTTCCTGGTTTTTTCATCTTTTTAGATCTTTCTCTCCATCTTCTAATGATCTCCATAGTCTTTTCACTTGGTCCTGCTACGGAAGGTTTAATAATTCCTTCACTCAGTAAATTATTATTAACTATATGTTCCATAATATTTCGTTGAGAAGTTAACTTAAACTCACTCAAAGGAACTAGAGAAAGACCTAATTCTTTATTGATTTGCTCCAAATAAGCTGACTCCATTATAGGATCATTTTTATGATTAGGTAACTTTCCTTCGAAAATATAATATAGAATTTCATAGTCAGTTGCTTCATTCGTGAAGAACTTTTCTTTTTTTGTAGCAATACCTAAAGCACACCTGGCATCACTTAGAAATTGATATGTTTCGGTAATCGGGTGCATTTAATTCTCCTCCTTTATAAAAAATAAAGTCCACTATTTTCATCATAAAGGTTCTTTAACCTAGTGTTTAATGTATCTGACTTAGTCATCAGTTTCTGTAAAAATTGAGCAGTTGCTATCGGATATATTTTCTTGGTATAATTAAAGAAAACAAACCTAGCTGAAACTTGATTACTTATTTGAGTAGCAGTAATTGACTCATGTATTTCAACACGCATTTTCCAAAAAGTTAAATCTGTATTTACCGATTTCTCTACTCCAGTCACTTCAAATATTGGATATATATCATTCGTTGGTCTAAGAACATCTTGAGACAATTTAATCATATCATGAGCGTATGGAGTTATCCCATACTCTGAGGGAATAACTATAGTGGTTTCGTTTTCCTTAATTAATCCTCTTTCTTCTGCGTTGAAAGCAGTTCTTATCTCTTCTGGGAAATACACAGGAAGTAGTAATATTTTGTTCCATTTTACTCCAGTATACTGACCCACTAAGTCATATGAACCACCCATAAGTTTCTCATCTTCCCAAACTGTGTTTACTGTATCTAAATTATAATAGGTAACTGGATAGGCAACTGCGTCTTTAGAATAGTATTTATATACCAAATGGAGATAGTCATCTATATAATCATAAAGCCTTAACCAAAGTTGTGTATTCATATTTTTCTAAAATCCTATTCTAAAAAAGCACTTGGTCTTTTAAGTCAATTGATTTAACTATATAGTCAGGTTTACCTTGTAAATCTTTCTTCAATACTCCTGCTATACTATCTCTTTCACTTTGAGGCATTTCAAGTTTATACCTTATAAAGGGCATTGAAAAATTCTCATCCCCTGTAGGTCCTTGATATCTAAGAAACTCGGTTAATACTTCATTGAATACTTTATCGAAGTTTTCCATTATATTATTTCCTAATATTAAATTCAGTTCCTGCTTTAGTCATATTGAGAAAAGCATGGTATTGACTCTTAATATCACTTGCTTTCAATGGGATAGTATGCATCTCTAGATTTTCTTCATAAAATAAATCAGGCATATATCCTTCTACTGAATATATTCTATGTGAAGTATCTGAGATATTAGGTAGATAGTTAAAGGTTAAACTTCCTTTTAGATAACTTCCTTTCTCAACTTTCACTTGAACTGAAGAACCATCAGGATTAGCTTTAATAGAAGTGACTTTTACATCGTCTAACATTACAAAATTTTCAGAATAAGTTTCTTTAACTGTAGTAAAGAAATTATCTATTAACACTTTGGGTAAATATTGGATAAGTACTGCTAACTTATAATCTTCTCCAGTATTAAGATTTTCAAAATTTCCCATGTACCCCAAAACTAAGCTGAATCTTCCCTTGGTAGGGACTACAAGAATCATATTATTTTTTTCGAACTTTTTCCTGAAAAGTCCTTTATACATTTTAACTGCAGCAAAGTATAACTTATCCATTATATTATTCCCCTTTACATATACTTAATATAAGAACCTTCAGAAATAGTAACTACTAACTCTTGCTCTTCTCCCAAATAGGAAACTAAAATAGTAACATCAAATGCTTTTTGATTAGCTTTCCAAATCACATCAATATTGATAATACTAGCCCTATCGTCAACTCTAGTTAGTCTATCCCTAACCTCGGTAATTATTCTTTCTTGTGTATCCATGTCTGCAGGTTCAAAAATCATACTGTATAACTCTGATCCATAAGTAGGATCATCCAAATACGATCCCAAAGGAGTTAATAATATATTATTCCAAGAGTTAAGAATAGCATTAATTCCTTCAACTCGTGTAAAATCTCCTCCAGAAGAAATATTTGCTAAAAAGTCTTGAGGAGTTTTCTTTTTCCCCTTAACTAAAGCGTTAAACCTATCAACTATACCACTCAAGTCTTTTTCTCCTGTAAAAGTTTCTTTTTCTCATCTTCAAGTTTAGTTTTCCATTCCAACATATCATAAAACCTTTTTACTGGCATACACATAACTTCAGAATATTGAAGATGCATCAACTCCATAGCCGCGAAGATATTGTCAGAAAGTACCTTTCGGTATTCTTCGATTCTACGCGGATCCGTACACCATACGAAAAAATTGTGTTACCAAATCAATATTTGAATCCTGCTCTGCCCTACAAAATGGACAATAAGACTTCATTTTGAGACTTATACTATATTTCCCAAAATTGTCTTCATACTCTTTATTTATTAACCTTCTATCGGATGGAGGCATTGCCATTATAGCATCTATAATATCATGACGTTCAGTCCAAACAGAAGGTGGTTTTTCCTTTTCACCTTGTTTACTAGGAATAATTTGCTCAATCTTTTCAACAGGAATACTATCAGTTACTACCTCGCTATTTTTACTTGAGCTAAAAGCCGAAAGAACATCCATTTCATCTGCTAAACTAGGTTGCTTAATAGTAACTTTAACACCCTTTAAGATTTTTAAATCTATAGGAACTTTTACATCCAAAACCTTTTGCCCCTCTGGAAAAAGTTCTATATTAAAGGTAGAAGTTGCTTTTACCGTAACTGGATATACTTTATCACATTCTTTACAAGTGATATCATAATTCCTTAACTCATCGTAAGTAGTATGATAAATACCAAATAATAAGGCTTCTCTATCTTTAGTAGTCAATAATCGCTCAAATGCTTTGAAGTCAACTATTTCTTCAGGTTTCCTTACTATGAGATCATAGATACATCTATTCAAATGTTCGGTAATTTTGGTAGGAGTGACTAAACTTGATTTTAGCCTTTCCTCTTCTTGAACCGTCATACTTCTGACAGTAAATGAGAGTAAAGTTTGTGGTGTTATTACTTCATATTCGGGTAAAGCAATGTTTTCGTAACCTTTAAACATTTCCTCTATCTCCTTTTAAAGATTGGTTTAATTCAATCCCTTATCTAAAATGATTTATAACCTTTTAGTGCTGCTTGACTCTATATAAATATCTACTTAATCTTAGAAAGTTTCTCTTTGAGTTTACCTACTTTCTTAAGAACAATTGCTCGACATTTAGCTGGTTCTTTTGATTTATTACAAAGATGTAAAGAAGAAGTTAAAGCTCTAATTTGCGCTTGAATTGACTTCTTTACTACTTCGGGGGGAACTTTCTTACCTTTATCTTTATACTTTTCCTTAAGTTTTTCGGCTAACTTCCTAGCACCAAAGATAATTCCTGCTGCTATGGCTCCAGTCGCAAGTCCAACAACACCTGCAGCAATCCAAGAACCACCTTTAGTTTTTCGGATTTGGTCTCCAAGTTTTTTAACTTTAGACTCCTTCTTAGGATTTACTAACTGTTCGACATATTTATATTCAACACCTTTTTCAGTCGTTTCCAAAAGATTATTCTCAACCATATACTTAGCTATAGTTGGATTGGAAGACATATTATACTCAAATAAAGGAACTAATTCAGTATGTTTAGTTACCCCATATTCATTCTCAACCATTCTTAAAGATTCATTGCATATATATAAGTAAATCATTTCTTTGAGATTATGGTATTTCTTTTTGGGAATTTTATTCTCTATTAAAAGAGATAATACTTGGTAGTCGGTTGCTTCTTTGAGAATAAAGTTTATAACTTCATTTTTCTCAGTTTTAGACAATTTTGAATTCTCAACACAAATAGAAACCACTTCTCTACAAGAAGACATAAACAAGTAGCTATCTAAAAGATTGTCCATTATCAATTCTCCTTATTTCTTAATCTTTGCTTCTAATTTAGAGATTTTAGCATTTAGTAATCTCTTACATTTCTCTGGATTGCTAGACTTAGAACATTTCGACATTTGACTCTTAATAGCAGCAATTCTTGCCTTTAAAGCATCATTTTTAAACTTTTCCATACATTCATCTTTTTTCCAACCTTTTAAACCTTTACATGCTCTAGCTGCTTTGGAAAAACGATTCTTATAAATTTTCCATGAAAGAGCTATAATTCCTGCTACTAAAGCTCCAATAGCAACATTAGTAGCTATTTTATATCTTCCATAAGAGATATCGTATTTTTTAGCATTATCTAATTCTTGCCCCAACTCAAACATTTTTTCACTAATATCTCGGTTTCTAGCAAGTAAACCTTCCTTTCGAGCTATATAATCAATAGTTAAATCCGTCAATCTATCTAATTCTTTTTTGTATCTTTCTTTTACTCCTGGATTAGACTCTCCCTTAAGTTTTTTTGATACTTCATCTGCCTTAGCATTTAGTCTCAGAATTTCGTCGCTAGAATAACGAAGTTCATTCATTATATTATGACTTAATTCTTTTAATTTATCTATAGAATTTTTAAGGTATTCAGAAGCGGAAGTATTTCTTTTCTCCAAAAGGAATGTATTCTCTAAGACTAAGATAGATTTCTTCAAATAAGCATTTTCTAAAATTATATCGTTCTTTTTTTCAGGTAAACAATCTTCATATACCATATGGAGAATCTGATAATCAGTTGCTTCATTTACTACAAAGTTAAACATCTTTAATTTATCAGATTTAGATACATTCATATCCTTAATCATTAAAAGAAGTGCTTCTCTACAAGAAAAGGTGAAAAGATTATCCATCCTATCCCACCTCGGGTCTTTCTAATGCTTTGATTTGAGCATTAACTTTATCTATCTTATCGTCAATAGCAAGTCTACATTTCTCTGGATCTTTACATTTAGCGCATTTAGACTTTCCCCGCTCTAAAATACTAATTTTAGCCTTTAAAGCATTAACTTTAAATTTCTTAATACACTCTTGCTTTTCCTTGAATTTTAAATGACCACAAGTTCTTCCTGCTTGAGTCAAATAGCGTTTAGCCGCCTTAGTTGCTAGAAATCCTAATCCTGCTAAAATCGCAGTTGCTCCAAGCATGAATTTTCCTGCTCTTTTTGCTTCTTCTGGAGTTGGGCCGGTTGACCAAGGTGTTCGAAGCTTTAATTTTTCACTAACTAAATTATTCTCTACTAAAAATCCAAGAACTGATGGGTTTGAAGTTAGTTTAAATTCGCTTAATGGAACAAACTCCACCTTAGATTTATGTAGAGTTTCAAATTCATGCATCATTCGATTTGATAATTCTATATACTTTGATTCAAGATTCTTATCATTTTCAGTTTTAGGTAACTTACCTTCATATATTAAATGGAGTATTTGGAAATCAGTCGCTTCATTCGTAAGGAAAAGTTTACCAGAGTTTTTTTGAAATTGAGTTAAATCTAACTTATCGACTATATCACATAAAGTTTCTCGGCAACAAGTTAGAAATGAAATAGTATCTAAAATGTTTTCTTTCATACTATGAACTCCTTTTTAAGGATAAAAATGCTACTTATTTTCTAGTGCTCTAAGTCTGAGTCTTATCTTATCTATCTTATTGTCAATAGCATTTTTACATTCTTGAGGATTCTTAGTTTTAGAACACTTAGACTTTCCTCTTTGTAAAATAGCTATTTTTACCTTTAAAGCATTAATTCTAAACTTCTTAATACAATCTTCTCTTTCCTTACCTTTTAAGTGAGAACATGCCCTTTTTGCTTTAGTACTATAAAGTTTAGCAGCTTTAACCCCCAGATACACTAATAGTGCTAAAAGAGCAGTTCCACCAATATTTGCTGTTGCCGTTAATTTATCTAGATCTTCCTGACTGAAGTTAGTTTTTCCTGTAAGTATTTTTTTAAATAATCCCTCACGACCCCAAAAATCAGTCTCAACTAAAAAATTAAGAATTATTGGATTCGAAGTAAGTCCTATTTCACATAAGGGAATAAACTCAACTTTAGTTTTAGGGAGAATTTCAAACTCGTTAATTAATTCATTAGATTTCTTAATATATATTGTTTCACGAAGTTTATTATTCTTATCTTCTGGGAATTTACCTTCATATATTAAATGTAGAATCTGATAGTCAGTTGCTTCTTTAGTAAGAAAACGTCTCCCTGATTTTTTCTGGGATCCAGTTAAATCTAACTTATCAATACTATCACATAATACTTCCCTACAACATGTAAGAAAGGAAATAGTCTCTAAAATGTTTTCTTTCATACTATGATTCTCCCACTTTAAAAAAGAGGTAAATTATCCAAACTTTACCCCTTTTAATTTCCTAGATTTAGTAATATCAGTTGGACTTCTCTTCTTATGGGAACCGTGGACAAATCTCCCCCCAAATACTTTTTTTCTCCCACGATCAAGTATTTGGATATTTAAATTTGCCTTTAGTCTACCCATAGTAACTCTGCTTCGTCCCATTTTTAAAAACCTTTCTTAAGCTTTAACCATCTTAGCTTTAATCTTAGAGATTTTAGCATCCAGTTTAGCTGAGCATTTCTTAGGATCATTAGATTTAGAACAGTTAGATTTCAGTTTCTGGAGAAGAGAAATTTGAGTCTTATAAGAATCGATTTTGAATTTCCTATAACAAGCCTTTCTTTCTTCTCCTTCGAATTTAGAACATATCACTTTAGCTTTGCTAAAATCTTTCTCTATAGCTTTTCCCATTAAATATCCAGCTAGACCCATCAATGCGGTAACACCTAATATTGCTTCCCCAGTTTTTCGAAAATCTTTCTGAATTTTTGGTCCAAGCCAAGGAATTCTACCTAGAGCATCATACATTGCCTTCGATCTTTTCACATCTTTTATAAAACCCTTAGTTTTTTCGTATCCAGGAAATGCCTCCGAGACAATATCATTCTCAACCAAATATTTCAAAACTACAGGGTTTGAAGTCAATCCAAATTCACAAAGAGGGACAAATCCATCTTTTTCTAAATTAACATTATCTAAAAGTTCAGAAAGACCCATATTAGCTTTAACTATATAAGCAGACTCAAGAATGGGATCATTCTTTTCACTAGGAAGTCTGTCCTCAAAAATCATACTTAAAATTTGATAATCGGTTGCTTCTTTGAGATAAAAGTTTGCTTTAGAGGGACTATTTTCAGCCAATTCTTTCCTACAACAGGTTAAAAACTTAATAGTCTCTATAACATTTTTTGATACCATTTCTCTTTTCTCCTCATATAGTTAGGGTTAAATCTTAGCTAACTCAACTTTTAGTTTGGCAATCTTTTTATCAAAAGTACTTTTACACTTCTCAGGGTTTTTAGTCCTATTACAAAGAGACTTTCCTTTCTCATATGCTTTAATTCTCGCTTTTATATCAGAAATTCGTTTTTGGTTCTTGCATGCTTGTAAACTTGGGCCTTTTAGACCTTTACATTTATCTTTTTTCATAAAAGATTTACGTTTATGTCTAATTATCAACATCGTTACAATGTAAGATATTGCTGCTACAGTAAGAAAGTTCGTTAAGTTAATTGGCTTCTTTACCACATGCACATTACTTCCATAGTATTGTTCTAATAATTCAGATACTATAATATTCGATTTAGTTATATAAGCATTCTCAAGTATAGAGCATTCTTTTTGAGAAGGAACTGTATTTTCATATATCATATGGAGAATTTGATAATTCGTTGCTTCGTTCATTAAAAAATTCTTTTGACTAGGAACCATGTTTGCCAAAGTCTTTCTACAACAAGCAAGAAAGATTTTAGAGTTAAGAATTTCTTCTTTCATAAGTATAGACCCCTTTAAATCTTAGTCAACTTCTTCTGAAGTTTAGCAATCTGATTCCCAATAAGTTTCCTACATTTCTCTGGGTTCTTATCCTGATTACATTTACTTAAACCTGCTTTAAGTCCAGAAATTTGGGCATTAATAGCAGCGATATTTGCTTTTCTCTCACATGCTTTTTTGGCTTCTCCGGTCAAGTTTCCGCATGCTTTAGAATACCTAGTTTTATAAGCCTTATACTTTTTCCATGCGGCTAAAGCTAAAGCACTTCCTAAAAGTCCAGCACCAACAGCAAGTTTATGTTGACCAGCAAATTCTTTTGCCTTCCCTAAAGCTGCTTGAACCTTAGGTTTTGCTTGAGTATATGCTTGTTGTACTTTTGCTTTACCTGCTTGGGCTAATTGACTCGCTTTTTTCCTAGCAGCAGCCATTTTTTGTTGAACATCCCATATGGCCTTGGTGATCTTCTGAGCATTTTCTTTGGCCATCGAAATAATTCGATCCTGATTAGCAATCAGCTTTTGAATCCTTGCTTTTTGGGCAGGATCGGTTGCATTAGCTAATTCAGTCGCATGCATTTTTTTCTTGATTTCTGCTCTATTAATAGTATCTAAAGTGATTTTATGACGTTCTTTTAGAGCATCAATTTTATCCAAAAAACTCTGTATAAAACCTTTTCCCTTTTCTGCTACAGCACCACCAATTTCTTTTCCTTTTGCTCCAGCAGCACTAAGTTTTTCTCCAGCGGTTTTCTTATACCAAGGCATTTTTTGAGATATTCTAGTTTCAACTTTTTCTGCCCCTCTTTTAACCGCTCTAACCCCCGCTCCTACTTTTTCTTTAGTATATTCGGGGATATCCTTAACTATCTTACTTCCATAGATTCTTTCACTAATTAAGTCATTCTCTAACATAAATTGAGCAACTGCGGGTTGAGATGACATATTCCAAAAACTAAGAGGAGCCATTTCATTCAACACAACTCCCATTCCATCAAATAATTCCTTATTTTCTTCAAGAAAATTATTAACATAACCCATACAAAGGATTTCTCCCTCAGTGTTATATTTTTGATGGGGAAGTTTTTGGGTAACTAATAAATGAAGAATTTCGTAATCAGTTGCTTCGTTGAGTAAGAAATCTGAAGTTTCCGTTTTCTCTTTCTGAGTAATACTTTCATCCATCATGACCATTTCAGAAAGAGTCTTTCTTGCTATAGCCATAAATTGATAAGATTCTTGTAGTGTCATTTTTGTGACTCCTCCTAGTATTAAATAATTATCCTATCTTTGACATCTTATTTTGAATATCAGCAATCTTTTTCCTAACCTTAGTTGAACATTTATCAGGATTTTTAGAATATTTACACATCCCTAATCCTGCTTTAAGGTTATTCAATTGTTGTCTATATGCGTTAAGTTTATATCGTCTAATGCAATCTGATTTCTCAGATCCTGATAAACCTCTACATGCCATTTCTGCTTGCTTAAATGCTCTTAAATATGCTTTTCTAGCAACATAAGCCAATAAAACTACTAATAATGCACCTGCAGCAACTTGGGTATAAGGATTAGTTAATGCTTTAATCAATAATGGTCTTAAAATATTCCATCCTTGTTTAGCACCTGTCCAAAGTCCCTTAACCATACCTTTTACTATAGTACCACCTTTTTGGAATACTTTTCCAAATTTCTCAGCAGCATACTGAGTTCCTGCCATTTGAACACCACCACTTACTATATTCCCGCCCATAGTAGTGACACTTTTTCTAGCTGACTGAAGTTCACTCTGACTGGAATCAACCTGGTTTTCTGCCTGGTCAACTTGGGCCTGAGCTTTCTCGATATTAGTTCCAGATTTCGTAGCATCTACGAGATTTTCTTTCGCTTTAGCCTTATTCAATTTAGCTTGAACATAGTTAACTTTTTTCTCAGCTAAATCAACTTTTTCTCTAGTTGTCCCAGGTTTAGACCTTTCGTCAGTTAATTCTCTCTTAGCCTTATCTAATTCAAGTTTTAATTTAGTCTCAGAATCAGTTTGCTCTAAGACTAAGTTATTTTCAAAAACAAATTTCATAACTCCGGGTTGAGATGATAAGTTAAATTCACATAGAGGTACAAAATTGAAAATAGATCCTATCTTTCTTAAACTATCTAAATAAAATGACTCCATAATGTAATCATTCTTTTTCTCAGGTAATTTTCCTTCAAATAATAAATGGATTACTTCGAAGTCAGTTGCTTCGCTCATTATGAATTTCTTAAAAATGAATCGTTCTTCTTTCGTAGGTAAATCATTGAAAAACTCCGCTAAAGTCTTTCTAGCGGTGTCTAAAAAAAGATAGGTATCGAGAATTCTTTTATCCATTATTCCTTAACCATGAGATCCATAACGATTTTCGATCTGACCTCTAATTTCATTGACTCTAGTTGATAATTCCTGACACTTAGTATAAACCCAATTCTCTGACCAAATGTAGTCAATATGAAATTCGATTTCTACATCTAATCGTCCAATTGTCTCCAGATCACTTGAGAATAAGTCTGCTGGGTCTTTAGTTGGATAAACACCATCATAACACGCAGCATACTCAACCGTTTGTGCATCTGGGGCGGTTGTCCAATAATAAAGTTCACTTGCGTATTTACCTTTAGAATAACCAGATTGATCGGTATCAGGCAATCGAGTTGCTCCAAACCGATAGTCTCTGATAATCTTAAACCAATTATGCATTACATGATAAATTGGAAGACCTTGAAGTTCCATAAATTTTAGAGTTACTGTAGTCCCGTAATCGATATTTCCAGGAACACCCCATTTAATCCCACCAAGACCCGGGAATTCTACTGTATTCAATGTTCCCCCTGGAGGAGTCACCCCAGTACAACACCCTTGGAGAAGTAAAGGAATATTTGGAGCATCCAAACTGATAACTCCGTCTCCAGCAATATTTTTTGCTATCTCAGTGAAAATACTTGTCGGAGTAAAGGCTACAAAGAAATATCCAGTTAAATAAGGATCAGCAACACCTACATTTGTACCTCCAAAGTTCCTAGAAAAGCGATTGACTATTGCTGAATTAAAAGCGTTAGAACTTGGCATGCTAATATACCTCCTTAATTATGTGATATATAAATATCTCACTATTTATTTGTTCAATATTTCTAATTATTCTATTTCTCTACCATTAGGTAGCATAGTAGGAGAAACTTTTTCACCACGATCTGACATTTGTTTTCTTCTACATAAATCCCATCTCTTTTTACAATAAGCTTCTTGAATACTATGTCTTGCTTCTGGACTAGGGATATTTTCAAATAAGGGACATTTAGGAAGATTTTGGCATGGTCCCATTGGTTCTTTGGACACAGAGTCAACTGGAAAAATAGACTCCTTAGTTCTATTCATTTAAATGTCCCCAAGTTTCATAGTTTTCTATTTGCTCATGGATAAGAGTAGGTTTAGATTTTTCTTGAAAATTAGAACATGCCTTTTGGTTATACGAAACCGGACTATAAATCGGTGTTCCTGCTTCATTGATGGTTGGAGGATTTTTTCTACAACAATTATCCCAAAATACACATTCTCCACAAACTTTATCCATAAAATTTCGTTCGTACATAAAAATTCCTTCTTTCTTAAGAGGCCTTTCCCTTTCCCCCTCAAGAAACAGATTAAAGAGAGAGGGAAAGGGAAAAGGTTGGTGAACAATTTATAAAATAAAGAAATTCAAATTAATCTTTTCAACTAATTTCATTGGTTGAAGCTCAATATTGACATGGAACTGTTTGGTTTTAAGTTCATAGTCGGTTGCCCCAACTTCAACACCATAAGAATACAAACCTCTTCTTCGCTTAATGTCTTCTAAGAATAAAGTAATGTCTGAAGCAACTCTATCCCAAGTTTCAGCATCGTTTAACTCAAAAATAAAATATCTACAATATTGTTCCAATGCCTTTTTAACATAAAGGATCATTCTAACAACATTAAGGTCTTGTAAACTACTTGGTTTGGACTGGGAAGTTAGTTGACCCCAGAATACATAACCCTGAGCGAACTTAACAATTGGGTTAAGTTGCTTCAAATACATATCATCTCGGTCACTTAGAGTTGGGTTATATCGAAGTTCTTTAATTCCATCCAAAGTTCCTCCGGGGAATCCTACAAAACCTGCCCATACTTCTCTCACTGAATCATTTCTTGGTAATAAATAAGAAGCATGCCAAGTCGGACTAACCCACATATCCTGACCAGTGAAGTTATCATAAACCTTATTAAAGTTGCAAAAGAGTGACATATAATAATTATTATATGTATGAGAATTTGTCCTATCCGTTAACTCGTTTGCAACCGTGGAGTTATCACTATTATCAATTATTCCTATACAATCCCTTCTTGT